TTTGACTTTGGTCCAAAGTCAAAATCGTGCCGTCAAGCAAAGTAATTGTTGCGCCGCCGTAAAACTTTCTATTGTCACCCAGGATGACTTGTTTATATTCATTTGATGTATTTATCATGGGGTTCTCACCGCCTATTCTTATCTCGATTGCTTATTGTTCTATGAAATCAAACCCAAGCACCGCAATAATCTTCATGCCAACACTCCATCGATATACTTGTGCGGACGGATCGCTTATATAAAAAGTTCGAGTTTCAATGTTACCACTTAACAAATCATCATATTTTAGCAACATCATTCGTTTGGATGTAACAAGCTGAAGGATTTCGGTTGCTTCGGTGTTGGTGATGTTATTCCAAACTACACCGCTCAGTTTCCGCTTAGTTCCGAGTTCCTCTATGTGCATTAAGCTATCAAGCGTGTCTCTACCGCTATTCTCACCTGATATAAAATTGTACCCCCATGTACAGGAGGCTGGTGTCTTTAATGGGGTTCCATTAATTTCGTATATCATAACATCAACCTCCTACTTTGACAGGGTTCATTCTTCCCTCGTAACTCTGTTGCCCATTGTAAATACCTCTAGCCAATTCTTCGCCGTCTAGGTAAAGCGGAACTTCGATGGTTGGATTATTTCTTGAGCCGCCTATTTGACCTATGACCGGAACCAAAACCTCAATTAAAGCTCCTTTGACAGCATCAGCAATACCGCCTCTTATTTGGTCATTATTAGCAACCGCCGTGCGATTACCCCACTTGCCAACCATTTCGGGGATGCCATTTTCACGAGCAATAAATGCTTCTCCGGTGTTAGGAAAACCGCCAGTTGCATATTTCTTGGGTTTGTACTTATTCATCGAGTAATCGATAATATTACTTCCGGTTTGTGACTTCATAAACTCAGTTAGCGCGCTCGTGTCTACCTTGACCGCTGCCACTAAATCAGGAAGCTTCCAATCCTTAACCGCTTTATCAATTTCGGAATAAGCGTCATTTACCGCCGTTACTACTTTTGGCATTTCTTTTTTTGCCGTATCTGAATACGTAGTAATATAATCGGTGGCATAATCCCATTCATTATTTAAATCTTGTTGAGAACCGGTTGTTGTATTTATTTGAGTATCAAGGCTATCAACTGTACCTTCAAGAGCGGATATTTCAGTCCTTAATTCGTTGGATTTTTTAGCCGCTTCTTTTTGCTCTTCGCTTGCAGTATGAAGATTAGTGTTTCCGACGCCAATAGTGTCGTTGTATTCTGCTTGTTTGTCCGCAAGTAATTCAACCGCAGTCTTGCGCTCCTCTTCGAGGTCTTTTAAATCCTTTTCTGCTTTATACTGAGCTTTTGCAATTTCTATTAAGCTTTCTTGCGCCGCTTGAACTAAATAGTATTCTTTTGTTTTTGTGATTAAGGCTTCGATTTCATCCTTGGTTCCCTTATATGCGCCTGTTTGCTCGTCGATTAAACTTGATAATTCTGGAACGGCACCGATTAATTCATCGGCGTACGCCTTCATTAGGAGTTGTTCGTCGTTGGTTAGGCTTGTCTGGTCTGCCAAATCAAAATATTTATCAGCTAGAATTTTAATCGCACCGTACTCATTTTCAATTCCGGTAGTCCGTTCTTTCTGGTTTTTAAGCAATGTTGCGATTTCGTCGTTTAAGTCCTTGGAAGCCTCAACAAGTGAGTCAACTTTGTCAACGTATTTACCAACACTTGAAGCATCAAATCTGGCTTTTTCTAATGCAATGGCTGCTCCGGCGATAGCCGCTAAACCTCCGGCTAATAATAGCAGTGGATGTGCCGTAAGAGTTGCTAACATGGTTTTTATAGCACCGCTAATCTTTAGGATGATTCCAGCTACTAAATCAGCTCCTGCAAAAATCAAGAATGCTGTAGCGATTCCTCCGATGGCACCACCAATTGCAATGGCCGTGCTTTCCGGTATCAATGAGATAATTGTCGCAAGTCCGTTCAGCGCCTTAGAAAAACCATCAACGGTAAGTTTTACCGCTGGGGTTAAAATATCAACCAACCCATCTACAAAATTAATTAGTCCAGTCCCAATTGAAATCGCAAAAGGCGAAAGTGCTTTATATAAATTTGTAAATGATTGATTAAGTGTTTTCCAATCTATATCGTTCAAAAGGTTGTTGGCTGTTTCAAATAGGCTCGGTAATCCTACTCCCAGCGTCCATGTGCCGACCGGAGATAGGAAGTTCTTGTAAAAGCTAACTAGGTTATCACCAACAAAACCGCCTAGCTTTGACAAGCCTTCATTCCATAGCGTTTTGAATGCTTCAGTTGTTGGGCGAACTTTATCTCCAACTAAGCTAAAAAATCTCTCAATGCCGTCAGCGAGAGTATCCGCTTTATTGCTCATTTTTTCCAACTCTTCATTGAACTTTGCCATATAGGAAGCGGTTTTCTCATTGATAGCATCGTCTAATTCTCCATATCCAGACCCGACATCAAGGCCGATGCCTTTGGTTTTTCCCTTAGATAGAATATTTAGACTGTCAAAACTCATAAGAGATTTCTTTAAGCTGTCAACGGAGTCCTTGGTTTCATCTGCACCATCACCAATACCCTCAATATCACCAGTAACATCGGTGTAAATATTTGTGTCGGTATAATCAGGGAGTTCAAAACCCATCGCAGTGGCGAGAGTATCCACCATTCTGCGGAGCGCAATAACCAAGGCGTTTATGTATGGAAGAACAGTTGTAACGATAGGTAGAAATACATTACCGATTGAACGAGTTAGATTAGTCCATTGTTGAGAAAGGATCCTTAATTGGTTTGCCGGAGAGTCGATTGTTTTTGCCATGTCCCCGAACGCAACCTCGGTCTGTTCCATGATAGCCAACCATCTTAATTGAACCTTGGCTGCCTGACTCATGTTCTCAACGGAATCTTTTATTCCGTATTTTAAAGCATACATTTCAAGTGAAGTCTTGGAGATATCAACACCTAATTCACGCAATGGTCGTATTTGTCCGGCTAGACCGCTTTGCAGCTTAGTCATTGCATCCGCCGTGTCAATATTCCACAATGATGCAATGTCGTTTCCAAGTAAAGTAAGTGACTCCGAAACATTCATGGCGGATTCCGCTGTCAATCCCATCGAATTTGACATTTGAGCAAACACCGCTTGATATTTCATCATCATTTCCGGATCAAGGCTAAGAGCATCGGTAATCTTCTCATTAAAGGCTTTGGCTCTATCTATAAATCCCTTTGCAAATTCTTCTGAGGCCGCCGAACCCATTTCCATTCCAAGGTCGGTAGCTGTATCTACGCCGATTTTCTTGAAAGACGTCTGAAATAAGTTGATTGTTTCGCCAAAGTCCATAGACTTTTTAATCGAGCCCGACAATAAACCTATCGCGCGCCTTACTAACCATAACTTTGCGTACAACCCGGCAAGAGATAATGAAAAGTTTCTTGTGTTGGCAGAGGCTTGCTTGGCGGATGAAGAATATTTTTTTAGTGACCCATTAATGCTATTGGTTGCGCTTCGCACCTTTGAACCTTGATTTGATAAATTAGCCAAGGCATTTGTCATATCAATTAAGTTCTTTGATACGTTTGGAGAAGTCGCGAGGGTTTGCATGAGTCCACGAAGAGCATTCGCCATCAATGGGATATTGGTGATAGCCGTAGAAGCAGATTTATAACCTAGCCTTGAAATACTGTTGGCCAACTCAGTTATTTGTGTTGCGCCGCTTGTAAATCCAGTGCTTGCTGTCAATACAGAGGATATTGTTCTGAGTGCCGAGGCTGTTCCGTTGATTTTGGCTTGGTCGATGCTTCCGAGTTTTTCAATATTCTTAGCGAGCCTTGAAAAGTCTGCGGTTTTGACATTGCTCATACCTTGCATTGATATGGATAATTTCTGGACGCCATTAGCTAACCCTTGCAATCCGGACGCATTAATTTTTGATAAAGACCCTGATACTCTTTCGAGCTTGCCAACTAATTTCTCTAATTCGGCGTTTGCTTTTGATGCTTGTGCTTGGACTTCAATTTCGAGCCTATCCATCGTATTATCTGCCATAACTCACACCTACCTTTTGCCGAATAATCAAAAAAATAGACACCCTTATGCAGAGTGCCTATCCTGTTGTTTGTTGAAATTTCTTATTAAAAACATTTGCCCAATCCTCGAATTTTCTAGCTTGAATTTCTGGATTTTGTTGAACTGTATTTTCATCTTCTTTACCAAATGGCTTGTCGGGGTATTTTGCTTTTTTGGGGTCTAAGGCCTTTTGAATAGCGGAAATTATATATTGCCCATTTGTCCATGCGGTATAATTGATTTTTTCGTAATCAGCTTCAATACTTTTAAGATATTCTTTTTGTTTAATCTCCATATACTTCGGATTGTAACTATTCAGAAATTCCCTAAGAGGTATTCCGTACCTAAATGCAGCCGGAAGCCATATTCGGTCTATGGCATCCGTGAATGTATTTGGTGGTTCTATTCGGTCGGAGTCGCTTCCTTGATTGCTTTGACCGTTGTCTTTGCCTTCCTCTTCTCCTCCTGGCTCTCCAGGAGTTTCTTGAAAAAATGGCTTTCAGTTATAGCGGTTACGTAAGCGCCGTATATATCCTCAATCTTTCCACCGCCAAGAATATGTTGTTCCATGAGATAATCAGCCATTGCCGGCTCAGCACCGGTTACTACGGTTACAAAAGCACTAACAATCGTAAACATTAAATCAGGGTCGATTAATCGTCTTAGCGGAACACCACATTGCTCTAATATTTTGGAATGTGCAAATGTTAATTCGGGAACATCGTATGGTTTATTGTTAATTTTAACTACACTCATTCTTGTTTTCCTCCTCTAAATTAAGCTACGTCTTTTACAACGGGTGTCGACGGAACAATGTTAACTGTCATTTCTACAACACCATTAACTGCGGTTTCATTGATAAATACAGAAAGCTGACCATCGAATTTATACTTTCCGGCGGTGCCAAGTCCATCATTGCCGAACCAAACCGCATACTTCTCGGTTTTGTTTTCAAGCAACTTTAATTCGTCATATTTTGTGTCGTCGTAATTAGCTACAAAGTTCATGGGTTCCGATGCTTGAATACCATTAATGCCAGTATCCATATCATCATCAAGCGTTGTGGTCGGAAGAACTTCACGTGCGCCACCGATTTGAGGGGTAGTTTTAACTGGAAGTAGCTGTACCCATGTTGGGGTTGCTGGAACTCCTGTATCGTGCATAAGTTTCGCGTTATAGCTTGAAATTGCTTGCATAATGTTGCTCCTTTCAAATTGCATAAAAATAAGCACTACTATGAGTGCTTGGTTAGTGGTTGAAATAAAAAAGAATGCTGTCAAGGCATTCGTTTGCATCCGTATTAAAAATTATCTCCACTGCCTATAATCCTTGTGTATCTTGCGATTACTCGGCAGATAGATGTATCTGTTATATTGGTGATTTGTTGGGGCCCGAATGTTCGTCTAAATCCCATTGACCGCATTTGTATATCGGCAAGTGCATGAATTTTCTTAGCGGTTGTTAGTTTGGCGGTGTCATTGGTATAGATTGTAATTTCAATTGTTGTATTGACGGCATTCTCAGTGTTGTCGAGATCGTCAGCAGTGGAAGAGTTGTCGATTTGATTAAAAAACATAGACGGAAAAGCGGGAGGGGTCGATTGATAAGTTTGGCTTGCATCTTTTAGGAACGTTGTGCCGATTGCGTTTTTTACTAGCGTATAGAACATATTTGATTTATCAATCATGATTATTCACCGCCTACTTATGCTTGAATTTTGGTTGTCTATCTTCCAAAACGGCAAGAGACAACTCTACGCCATTATACAAACCAAGCATATAATCATTAGTTTCGATGCTTTTAAAATTACCCATCTTTTCTTGGTCCAACAACCATTCTTTAATTTTTACTATTTTTTCATCCATCATCCAAATATCTCCTTCGCAATCTTCTTGACAATCAACCGCAATTCCTTGCCTGTTTCATACATAAACGGCCTAGATTGCATTCCTTGCGTCCAATGCCACTGACCATCGGTATCATTGAAATACATCCAACCTTTTTCTCCATGTTCGTTAACGTCATATTTCCAATTAACCAACGAAGTATCTGGGTGAGGTGATTGACTTCCAATTAAACCAGTTCCAAACTCGATATAAGGCGCATAGTCACACCCTGTATAAACAATCCATTTACCACCATGCTGAATAACTCCACCGTATTCGGATTTTATGCTTTGGAGTAATTCCGTGGTGTAGATTGCATCGTATTCAGCGATTTTCAGGCGAGCAATAAATACACCTTCCTCGGCTAATCGCTGAGCGAGTAGTCTACATTTATAATCGATATCTGATTGATATTTTCGGAGTTCGGAAATTGCCTTGTTTACTTCTTGAACAGATAAGCCAAAAGTGATTTTTTTAGACATTAATATTCACCCCGGAACGATTAAAAGCGCATTCAAGTGATTTTCTGACGGCTTTTGCAAGTGCATCTAACATGGGTTCGGTATTTAGTAACATGGATAATCCGCTATTACTAAAACTACCGATTAAACAAGGTTCTGCATTGCCACACGCCATCAATTGTGCGCCAGACACTAAACCGCCCGTAGCATATTGATTATCAATATAGGCACATGCCTCCATGCGTTTATTATTACATGTATCTTTCTGTTTACAATTTTGACATTTTTCAGATAATCTTGATAATCCCATTTAATCACCGCCCATCTTAACTCACCTTCTTAATCGCAAACATCCATTCATTCAAATCCTTAGAAACTCCCACAACCTTATAATCTGGTTTTGTGTCGGTGGTTCCATCAGTTTTAAGAACAGGACTGCGGTCAATGAATAACATTGAATATTCGTCAATTGGAAACTTCTTATCCGAGGTTGACAGCGTCCTATCATAATCAAGAGACCTCCCAAAGACTTGGTCGGTCGCTTCACCTCTACACGGGGACACTCTAATTTTGAATTTAACGGGATTTCCATACCCAATGGTAAATTCTCCGGTTTCCCACCCTTCATCGTCTAGGATTGGAACCTTGGCACCATAGAGAGCATAATAAATTGTTTGTTTATTAATATCTAACGAACGCATGATATCACCGCCTTTAATAACAAAACCGGCAATCGCTATGCGAAAACCAGATTTCTATTCTACACATGGTAGATAGACTGAATTACATTAACCGCTTGCACGATTAAAGAAACTGTTTTACCTCTTGATAATCAGCTAAAACACTTTACATATCGGAACAATATCCCGAACGTAACTATCAGGAATTCCGGCTGACTCATACGACCGACCAATGCCAATCTCTGAGTGCCCTGTTTGCCCCTCAGAACCTTTACGATTATAAAGGTATACTGCAATATCTAATTCGATATCTGAGTACTTCTCTAGGGCGATGACAGCCTCTTCATCGGTATATCCAAATGGATATCTTTTGTTAAGTATTTTTTTATCAGCAGAATTAAGTAAAAGGGATAACAACCCGTCCTCGCTCGCATCTGATATACTTAAATAAGTTTTTAGATTTTCCAAGTTCGTTGCCATCCCTTAAACACCTACTTTCGTTTGGTTGAGGTTGATTTTGGAGCCGATTTAACAGGTTCTGCCGTGCCAACATTAATAGGCTTACTGACATCTTTTATCTCACAATAAACATCCTCCGGCACATCAGTGCCGGATGGATAGTAAACTCCGTTATGTTTAGTCATGTAGTTGTACTTCATAATTTATCTCCTAGTAGCACTTGATAACAAAGGTTTCATCCATTCTCTCAAAGGACGGAAGAACGATTTCAGAAACGGTTGTCTTAGTGTTTACGGGGTCGGTAGTGGTCGTTACTGTTACGGCAACACCAGTGTCAACAATTGCAACATCGGCTTCACCAGAACCCATAAGAGTTCTTTCCTCGGGAGTAGTGCCATACCATGTATTACCTAAGGGTGCGCCACTTGGAACTAATGTTGCGAAACCATCAGCGAAGAATTTAGTCGTTGTCCCGGCTTCATTCTTGTACTGTTTGGAATAAACAACAATGCTTACACCTAATAGGGTTTTAAAGATGTTCTTTACAAGTTCATCTGTAACGAACAATACTGCGGTTGTATTCTGTGCTAAGAGAGCAGAACGAACTTTCGCATTTGCAACCAGATAACTCATGGTCTGACGAGAAACAATCATGATGTCAGGTCTTGTGCCTGTCTTGGACTCAACCGAATCCTGTGCAGTTCTGACATCATCCATAGGATCGGAAGCAACAGTATCGCTCCACTTATCAGTAGATGCGGATAATGCTAAGTAGTTGTTTGCTACGTAGGTTCCCAATGGGTCATAATTGTAAGCATATGTAACGCCGTTTGCTTGGATGGAAATCTTAGGGCTTCCGTCCGCCGGAGTTAACAACTGCATAATCATTCTTTCGGGAACAACATTGGCTGCGTCAACAAGGGTGTTTGCATCATCGTAGATGTGATTTAACACGTCTGTTGCATAAGGGTCGGACGCTTCCTGTACTCTTGCAATATCGATTTCGTCTTGTTCTTTTACAAGCATAGACTCACGGAAGAAAGCCATTTCCGTATTGTCGATTGTAAAACCTTCTCTTGAACGAATGGTTGACTTCGCATCAAAATTGGAAGGAGCCAAGGAGACCGGAAGACCTTTAGACGTCTTGATCCATTTTAAATCTAATCCCTGTTTCTTTTTCGGTGTGAAAAAGCCAGAACCAAGATACTTGATCTTATTACTTGCTACAGTGGTTCTATTGATAGCGATTGCTCTCGCGCTAAAAATTTCTCTTATATTCATAATTTACTACCTCCGTTTAGTTTATTGGTTATTCAAATGAGATCAGCGGTAATGCTGTTTTGACTGCAGCCGCAATCGTTAAACCGCTGTTACTATTGCAATTCGCAAGATTTACAATTCCGTGAGTAACGATAGTGCCAACTGGTCTATCTTTATAAACGTCAGAAAGTAAAATTCCGACCGGTGCTGTTGCATTGTCGACAACTCCAACTGCGTTGATTGGTGAGCCGGCCTTAACGATATACTGACCATCAGCATTGGCGACAACCGCAGTAAAATCTAGCGTGATTTCTTTCGTCCAATCACCTTCTGTTTTTCTCTTGAAAATTTCTTTTTGAGTTGTAACTACTTTTGAACTAAAATTCATAATTGCTTACCTCCTATAGATAATTTGCTAAAACGTCATTAGTTGCTTTTTGATTGTCAACGGTGGCTTTTGCGATTCCCTCTGCGATTTTTTCGGCTTCGGTTTTTTCTTTTCCGTCGGCTCCCCTTCCACCGCCGGGAGTAGGCGTCTTATCGAGTAATTCTTCTTTTGTCTTTTGGATTGCAGTGTCCTTCTGTTTGGTCATTGTCGCAGCAAGACTGGTTGCTAACTTTGTTGATAACTCGGCGTTGTCACTTACAATGCCGTCAATGAATTCTTTGTAATCTTCCTCTGCAAGTCCGGCACCAATAAGGATTTTTTCAACCGATAATTTATTGGAGTTTTTTGCATAATCGGCTTTTGCCTTTTCTGCATCAGCCAAAGCTTTTTGAACTTTTTCTTCCGCAGTAAGGTTTTTGTTTTTCTCCGCTTCGAGTTCCTCTTCGACTTTTTTCAATCGGTCGAGTTCTGCTTTTTGCGTATCTGCTTTAACTTTTTCTTTTTGTACTTCACCGTTCACGGAATTAAGATAATTTGTTATCTGCTCTTCGGTTGGAGTTTCAATTCCAAATGTTATTAAAAGCTGTTTAGCTTCAGTTCTGCTCATAATTAAATCCTTTCTTGCCCTCACTTTTTAACGTTGGTCGCTCAACATCGGCTTAACTATTTCACGCATAGTTGCAAATTTAAAAATAATAAAACAGTGGTCAATCAATTGAATGATTTTCCGCTGCTCGATTGTCTTTCTTTAATTTTTCGTAACCGTGATGTATATTTTATTTCTTTTGTGTGATAGCAGAGGAGATTAATCCCTCCACAACACGGACAAATAATCTCAGCATCTCCCTTAATCTTACACAACAATTTCCCGCACTTCTGACAGTGGAAATCATAAAACTCATTCAAGGTTAATCACCGCCCTTTGGCGGAACGGCTTGCTCAACTTGTTTATCCATTTCCGCTTTTGTCAAGTATTTTGCATCCAGATAGTCTTTGGATTGTAAATAAACCTTTTCTGGATCTGGATATAATCCGCAAGTTTCAATTGCAATTTTTGGATGAATACCTGCCGTCAATTGGTTCGTGAGTCCTTGCGTTTTTACAATCATATTGTCAGTCTTATTTCTAGTTATCTTTATGTCGATGTCACTTAATTTTAGGTTAATTCCAGTTTTGGATTGTTTCGTATTTACAATATGTAAAATTAACTTAAGAAAGTCTTTTTCCGACCTCGCAATTACGGGCTCGTCAAGTTTTGCTCTTTGCTCAGCAAAATCCCAACCATTTCTAAGATATACCGCTTGACCGGTATCGCCTCCGGTATTCTGCTGACGGTCCGGCATTCCTTCAATAATAAGCATATTCTTATATAAATCATCTTTTGAAATCTGAGACTGTTGCTGATCCAACTCCTTAGCGACTAAATCAACATCGGATTGAACACCGGGTTGACCGCCTTTGATTAGAAAGGCTCCAAGTTCAGCCATTGCCTTGAATTGTGTTTCATCAATCTCACAATTTACAAATTTCATGAAAGCTTGTATAAACTGCTCAATACCATTCATTCGATTTGACTGCATGTTATTAATGGCATCCAACATCGCGATGACAATTTCAAGGTCGCTGATTCGTCTGGAGTTATTGGGATACTCAGTTATCGGGATATAGCCTAGTGCATGGGATTGATTATCAATGATTTTACTATTCTGTATTTCAAAGTATCTATTTTTAGTGTAGATGCAATATTTATCTTTATTGTCCTCATCTTTGATTTGCTGAACGGAAAATAATTTCGGTTTGCCTTTTTCGGTTGAGTAAACCACAAAACAAAACTTTGGATCCGGTATTTCGAAATCAAAGGGCGGTTCGCCCATTTTCGTATCTGCGTTTGCGTCATTCCATGTAAAACGATAAGCGGTTCCGCATATGCTTTGCCATTCACCAATTTGTACATCATGAAATGATTTATCGCGATAAAGCATATATTTGTTAAGCTTATCTATCATGTCAGAAACAGACTTGTCTTTTTCACGGCTAACATATTGAATTGGTTCGCCAAAATTTTGAGATGCCATAAATCTTACTATTTCAAGAGCGTGATTTTCAACTATTTTGTTGTTAATCTCAGGCCTAACTCTTTTTTCTTTGTATAGGATTGGCTGATCTCCACGATAATACCTATCGAGGTAATCAATCTCTTCTCGGTTTTGCCAATGAATAGAGAGTGCTTTGCCGAGTTCCATTTCAATATTGGCCTCTGTAATTTCTTTAGCGGAACTATATATGATTTTTCTCCCGAAACTTCCTTGACATATGTCAATAAAAGACTTTCGATTTTTGGAATATAACATGTAATCACCTATCTTTCACAACAAAATGACCGCCATACCGAAAGGGGGAGGAACGGTAGGCGGTCAAATATGTAAAGGAGAATAAGAATGAGGGTGGCTTATTCGATAGAGTTATGCCATTCGACACTTCCTCTAATACTAGAGTAACATAATGAGTTATGAATTATATGCAACTTTCATTATATTGCCTTAAATAGTCAGTAATCTTTCTTGATATATTGCTCTGGTCCATGTGAAGCTTCATGGCAACTTCGGTCTGGCTCATATTTTTTACGTATATATATTTAAAGATGAGTTGTTCCAATGCTTTTTCTTTTGGCATATCAGCCATAAATTCTTCAATTTGAGTTTTCAGTTCTTCGAGTTCAGATAATTGTTTTTTTAATTTCAATTTCAAAACCCTTTTTCTGGCCTTCCATTTATCCGCATTGGATCCATTGTACCCTGCAACTGAAAAACTTCGAACCGTATACGGAAACTCATTTGATGAACCGTAAACTTTATCGTATTCAATTAAAGGAGGATGCTCTTCGAGTTTTTCAATCTGCTTTTTGGTTGTCGCAATGCATTGTTCAAGATATGTATAATTTGCTAAGGTTTCCTTTGTTATCATTCTCATTCCTCCTATATGCCTAGTCTACTACGGTCTATTGCTGTTACTTGCGCAGTAAAACCGCCATTTATAAATCTCGACAACTGCGCCAACGAATCTGGGGAATCGTCGTGTTCGTTTTTCCCGATCTGAACAAACGTCACCAACTCGTCCATACCATCTGAATACTCTTGATTTCTATGCTTTGCATCCAAGAATATAAATCGTCCGATTATATCGCCAGAATATTGAATTATCTTCGCCATCTTTTCCATGGTTCCTGGAGCCTTTGTTGAAGTAATGCTGCATCTATAACTTTTGCTTTTAAGAAAATCATCTATGTACTTCGCATACATATCCCCACCGTTATTTGCTTCGAAATTTATTTGTTGTATTTTGTTACCCATAATTTTTCCGGCTACAATCGGGATGGTCTGCTCTTTTTTGCCTTTATTGAAAACCCAATCCGCAATGTAAACATCGCCGTTTTCATATTCAAAGCCAATTGGCATTGATAGGCTGTCTCCACCGCCCCACGCTATGTCGGCTACAGATACAACGCGAACAAATCCGCCCTCTGGCAATACTCCATTGTATGTACGTAATGCGTCTTCTGGAAATAATAATCCCTCACGTACAAAAGGTTTTTGCTGATATTTGGCTTCCCATTCATTTTTATCAAGCCGGTCTTTGATATTAAGGAAATATTTTGTTGAAAAACCTTTGCCGAAATCGTATTGAAAATTTGATTCGTTTTTATCGTTAAGAGCCGGGATTTTTCTGAAACGATATCTAGGATTATTTTTATTCTTGGCTTCAATTTTACCCAATGGATCCATTATATTCCAACGGGTGCCTACCATTAATTCCCTTGAGCCATCGTTCTTACGGTCAACCAGAACGTTTAAATAATCTTGAAATCTTCCTTCTAGTCTTGTTGGGCTTAACGACTCTACTCGATCACGAACTAAATCATCTACATAGAGATATCCGTCTTTTGATATATCCACAGAACCGGTCCATGTGCCATCAATACCTCGGCAAGTAAGCGTTGAAAATCTGTCTGGAGTGTTGAGGTTTATTTCTTTTTTCTCTGCGGATTTTGACTCTAATTTTACGCCTGGGAATATTTCGTTAAATGTATATTCTGGCGAAGTAACCAGATTATAAAACTCACTATAAAAACCATCCGCAAGTATTCCGCTATGACCAGACATAGCGTTGTGGCTATCGGGACGCTTTCCGGCTATCCAAGAAAGAAAGAATATGCATACAGTGGACTTGCCGACTCGAGGTGGAAGAGATACGCCTAAAAAATCAATTTCTCCATCTTCAAGGTCTTGTAAATCTTGAACAACCACATGAAGAGTTTTTCTTCTGGGAAGATAAAATTTCTTTTCAACCGGTCTATTCTTCTCCATATAGAGCAAATACGAATCAAATACGTGTGGTGCTTCAAATAATAGACACTTATTATATAATTCAAAAAATCTAATATCGGTTGTCGCTAATTCAGAAGCCTTGGCCTTGATTAATTTGCAAAGCTGCAATGACTTTTTGATATCATTACTTGTTTCGTATCTTGCTAAGCACGTTTCAAAAAGCGCATTTAGATTTTTGAAGTCGTTTAGGTTGGATAGTTTTAATCTGGCTATATTCTTTTTAATTTGGTCTAAATCTGATAACATAAATTCAACTCGCATTCTTCTGTGGCGTATGAATATTTAGTGATTGCTGTCAAGCGAAAAACCTGCTACTATTTCATTTGGGTTTAAATTTTTATCGTCAATGAAATAATCAGCTCCGATTTTTCTCGGGTCATTATTATATTTTGCAATTTCGTCCGGCAGGTTTTCATTGACCGCATGGAAGAAAAGTCCTCGTTCATTGCACCATTTGACAGCTTCTTCTATCTGTTCTCCGGTTCTACAAGTCCAAAGGATTAGTTTGTGTCCTTCTTCTCGCTTATGAATACAAAAATCAATTACCTCTTGGATTGGTTCGCCTATTTCTGGCCATTTATTTTCTGCCAAAGTACCATCAAAATCCACAGCATATATTTTATAATCATTCATGTGGCACCGCCTTTGTTGGTATTGGTTCAAAATAATCTCCGAATGAACATTAATTGCCAGTGTCTTTAAATGGCAAGTCAATCAATTCAGGCTTATGGTTATGAGTCCATATTGCACAACTCAAATTCCAAATGAAGGCAAGATGATGGTTTTCATCTTTATCTCCGCGATAGTATTTCAATAAATGTCTTGTTGCGCTGTCAATGTAACAGTGAAGCGGGATTCCTTTTTCCCAGTTTCTGTCGCCATATTTTTTACAACCATCCTCGTAATGCTTTGATAGTTCAATCATTGCAGTAAACCGGTCCGGGAACTCACATGCAATGAAAAGCAGTATCGCATCCAATAAGCTACCAATCTTTCCTTTTCGCACATATTCATCTATACTTTCAATAATTGGACTTTCAATGAGCGTTCCGACAACATCTAATGGCATTAGATCGCAACGACCCTTACCCTCTGCTACGTCACGAACTGCGCCAGTTCCAAAATCTCTTCTTGCACCGCTATCTAAAATTGCCATAAATATTCTCCTTTCTAAATTGCCGTATACCAAGTTTCTCTCAATCCGGTATTTTCGTTTCTAATATCGCAAACCATTGCTCTCATTGATGAACCATATAATTGTTGATGTTCCCATGAAGATGAACTGCATATTGTTGGAAAATATCTAACCCTTGCTCCATTAATTGTTTTAACTTCTTGGTCGTGAAAGTGACCCAGATTTATTTCAACAAACTTAGCAAGCGATATTTCTTTTCTTGCAAAATTCATTGGCATTTCAGCTACATTCTTTTTGGGAGCATCGCCATGATGATACAATACGAGGGTTACTCCAAAGCGTCTGTATTTAACGGGATTAGGCTTAATATCACAAACAACATTACTATCATTGCGAAAAGCATTTGATACACTTCTGGCGAGCATATAACCACATACACGGTCGTGATTTCCTTCGGTGTAAATATATTCAACAGGTGCTATTTTCCCAAGGATTGATATGCCATCAATAAGCATATCTTCCGCACACTCCGTAAGTTTTGCCATTCTGCCGTCAACTTGTTGAGTGGTTCCGCGAGTCGTCGTATTGTCGTTGTTGTCAACATGTAAAATATCTCCGAGTGTTGTGAATATTACCTTTTTAATTTTTCTTCCTTGACAGCGATTTACTATATCGTTTATACACATGAAAAAGCGTTGTTTCACGATTTTTAAATCATAATCTTCGCCCGTTTCTTCCCTCCACGACATTAACCCGACATGTAAATCAGAAATTTTCACGTCTAATATTTCTCCGTCTGGGTCGTAACCCAAACACTCAATCGGAAGCTTGTCTTTTGAATAATCTTTGGTTTCAAAGTATCGGTCAATATCATCAAATGTGATTTCGGTTTTGGCCTTCGGCTTGACGGTAATCTTACTTTGGTAAAGAAGAAGAGTGGTTCCGCCTTTTTTCTGTGATTGCCAGAAGTTTGTTTTATATGTAACTACGTCCCACTTTTCTACGTCAAGGTTGTGCGCTCTCATAATAATCTCAGGCGTAATCGGTTCACCATCCATTAACCGGATAATACCCTCAAAAGTTACCGATCCATCGGATTTATATTCAACTATTTTGGTTGACGGTTCGTTTTGCGGTTTACCAGTAGAAGAGTTCTCCTCTGATTTCTGTTTTGCATCCTTTGTAAATCTATAGTAATTTCTAGCTTTTTCGTGTCGTTGGTTATGTGTTAATTCCGGAAAATCTAATTTTATCGCTTCGGCAACTTCGGACCAGGTGGAACCGCCGGATTTCATTTCAATTACTTTATCTTTCCAATCCATTAAATACTCCTTTCGCGAGAGGGTGAATATAATTTATAATTTATCTGTCTGTGTTTTTAAACTACGAATACCGAATGCAAGGAATCGAACCTTGCTTCACGCTGTACCAAAATCATATGATATTCTGCAAAATTCATGCAACCCCTCGTACATGAAACCAATTCACCAATTCAGTAAAACCGCTATTTAATTTCATTCTTAATTTGTCGTTATTGCAGTAGCCGACATTTTGGAATTCCATTGACGGTAAATGTGTATGGAAGGAATCGAACCCTCCTTAAATTATCCCGAGTTGATTTAACAAAACATCGGTGGACCAGATACGCAACGGTATATTTGAATACACCAAGTTTTTAACAGTTTATCGGCTTACCCCGTTCTTAGTCATATGATAATTCAACTAATTTCTAAGCCTTGCAGTAGGTTCCGCATCCCAACAAAACCAATTATCAGCAGTTTTCCACCCGGTAAATTTACAACAATCTCCATTATGGGGCACCCAATATTTGCAGTCCTTGCAGTAGCATTTTGCGGTGGGTGATTTATCGAAACGGTGTTTTTGAACTTGCTTTCTATATAAGTTTCTCGCTCTGTCTTTGATAATTTCAACTATTGCAATTATTAGTAAAACGATTATTGCAAATATAGTTAAAAATCCAATTACCATTAAAAGCCCTTGCATATTAATCCTCCTTAAAATTCAAATACTGCTGTCAAACAAATACCTTGTTCACCGCCACTACATCTTGTATCTATTTCATAAAATTCATATCCATATATACAACATACCATAAGAACATTAAAAGAACACATGGGATAAGGAGTTATGAGAAGTTTATTTTTGAGTGTATCTAGTTTGGGGGATGGAGTAGAAGAGGAAAGTGTGGTTTTTTAATTTAAAATTTGAAAGTAGAAAACAGGAGAAGGGAGGAAGCCTTTTTAGATTTTTATAATTTTTTGGGATACCAGGAGGAGAGTCTTTTTTATAAAAAATTTACTCGGGGAGTTGAGGTACCCCACCTGGGGTTATTTCTCACAGACCCCCACCCCCATCAATTAATAAACTCAAACAACTTAATGAATATAAATAACGCTTCAATACATTAACGTGCAAACTCTTCGCGAAAGTCTAGGTTTCCGAAGAGTACTAATTGATACTATAATCCCTACAACACGCATAAAATAAGGCTTTCCACCGTATCACACATATGCGTCACACATACTGCGAATAGTTGAAAAGCCTAATGTATAAACATTATACATATTATGCATTGAATATACAACGATTATGTATATTTATTCCTCGGAATAATCCACATCCACCGGGATGTTATCCGGTATCTGTTTAGCGATCTCGTCGGGTGTGAAGGTGGGAGAGAGTTGATTGTTGGACTTAATCTCGAACTCTTGTACGTCTTTCATACCATCATAATTCTTTTGCCAGAAGATTCCGGTTATCGGGTGTACCTTGCCATCTTGCATCAAAAGCTCACGATTTCCGGCGCAAATTTGCTTCACTTTTTTTATGAAGTCGGAATGAGAGGAGCCGAACGAACGCCCATGTTCCATGTCATAAACGTTATCTTTGCTTAATCCTAATGCTAGATAGGCCATCTGATTGCCTATCTTTAAGTCGTTCTCAGCGCAATATCTTAAGTACTCATGAAAGCGAATTTCTAATTCTTCCACATCTGAGCGATCTACTGCATCCCATGATGATAATTCCATTAATACGTTTGCATATTTTGAGGCGTCACCTTTTTTAATATCTACTCCGTTGCTGCCGATCACAGGGGAATTCCTTCCATTGCTCTTGCGTTTTGGCTTTTGTGTGTCTTCTGGTTGTTCGTATTGCATCATGTCTGTTTCGTTTGACATCTTATTACCTCCGTTTTATTAAAGCGTCTATATGGTCAAAATACAGCGTTGAAACTATATATAAGCTATCTCAATTTGTAAATCCATGCTGTCAATGCGTGTGTTAATTTTCATGTATTCTCGATGACTTTTATAAAATGGTATCAATTATCACCATAATCCCAATTTCGCCCAATGTTCCTAATATTTCAAGTCTAGGAACAAATTCTAGGAACACGATTTTTGACGATAAAATAAGGGGTTGTAGCGTTTTAAAATTTAAAATGTTCCTAGAAATATCAAAACTCCTATAAAGTTCTTTTTTTGCCCATTTTGCTGTTTTAGAACTTTATATAATATTTCTAGGAACACTAGGAACAAAGTAGAGAATATATAGTAAATAGGCTGTTCCTAGCCTGTTCCTAGAAGTGTTCCTAGCCTGTTCCTAGAATTTAATTGAAGGGAAGATCTGAATCACTGGTATCCACATTAATAAATACATCTTCGTTTTTTTCAATCCTGTGATAACAAATCTGTGGACCATATGTATCGAATCGTTTCTTCTTGTCCGTTTTTTCCCAACCACAAATTGAGAATTGCATAATATCATGAATCTCATTCGATTCTTTACGGTTCGGATTGCCGTATTCATTTCCCAATGCCTTCTTATAAATTTGGGTCACACAAACATCGTCATCCTTAAGCTTATCAAGATATTCTTGAATAATTCCCACCCGGCTATCCTCTTCAAGATAACTTGATTGCGCATCAGTCACAGCATCTTTAAGATGATTGGGAAATATAAGTTGAAAATTACCACTTCTATAAATTTCCATTGCCTCGGCCCATGCTTGTCTAAAATCTTCTCGTGCATCCAAAACAAATAAAGACTTTTTCACGCGAGACGGCTGAACCGTGATTGGAAGGTACCGCCTGTTTCCGGTTGTGTCGGTTAAAAAATGCGTATTATTAGTACTTCCAACAAAAACACATTGTCTAGGCCTTGTCTCGGTTCTGCGACCATACGGTGGGCGATATATATCGTTTGTGGATGTGATAAAAGCTTTAATCGACTCAACATCCTGAGCGCGCTTGACAGCAAGTAATTCGGCAAATTCTATAATCCATTTTCCACGGAGTTGCTCAGTGGCTTTGTCGCCCTCAATTGTTTTAAAGTTATCATGATACCAATCATCCTCACACGCTAAAAGGCTGTAAAATGTACTTTTACCGATTCCTTGTTGACCAACAAATACTGGCATGAAGTCAAATTTAGTACCTGGATTAAACGCCCTTGATATGGCACCCATCATAAACATTTTCATGCACTCTATAGAATACTCGTTTTTTTCAACTCCAAGATAATCCGGTAATAAATTTTCAATATGTTTTTGCCCATCCCATTTTAAGCTATTCAAAAAATCAGTGATCGGATTAAATTTATTTTGATTAGTTACAATGGTTAATGAATGCATCACCTTTTCAGGGTTCTTAATTCCGTAGTGACTTTCCATAAAACAAAGCAAATTGGAATCGTCCGTGTTGTTCCACTCTCTATGGTTTTTGATTTTTTCCCATGGCAAATCGCCATATGTCCATGTTGAATATGAAAGAGTATTATATCGTAATTTACCAGACAACCTATAGTCATTTAAAAGGATTAAGTTTGCATTTTCTATGCTCTGAACAATCTTACCTTCTTCTGTATAATGTAACAGTGCCTTAACTTCATTTGGTTTTAATCCTTCAGGTAAAAAAGAAGATGGTTCAACTGTTTTTTTATTTGTTATATTTTCCGTTATTTTTCACCGCCTTTCTGGTGTATGATATATTATTAAACCAAAATAACGGTTTAGTCGTTATTTTTATATAAAAAATTAATATCTTCGAATTTTACATCATATAATTTAAGCATGCGGTCAATAATTGGCGCGGTTGGGTAGAATTTACCGCGTTCGTAATTTGATAACGCATCCACAGATATTCCAAGGGTTTCAGCAGCTTCTGTTTGAGTGATATCTCGGTATCTTCTCAATGATCTTAACGTTCCTTTTAACATATTTTCTCCTTTCATTTTTAGTGTCTGAATACATTGTATCACGATTAAATCGTAGTAGTCAATGCAACAAATAATAAATATTCACGATTAATTCGCTATTATTCAAATTCTACTTGTAAAATTTACGGATTAATCGTATAATATCCCTATAAAATTAAGGCGGTGTTATTATGAATGATGGGATTATGAATAAGAAAATTATGTCGAGTAATCTTAAAACGTATATGGATATCAATAAGAAATCGAGAAATGACATCTGTAAAGACTTAGGATTTAGCTATTCAACATTCGCTGATTGGGTAAACGGCAATGTATATCCGAGGATTGATAAAATTGAAATTTTAGCAGAATATTTTGGAATTGATAAATCGGATTTAATAGAAGACAAGGCGCGTGTGGTCACATCCAATCCAGAATATACTAGATTGACTAACCTATGCAGTGTTGGATTTAAAAGTGTTTTAACCTGGACGGAGGACGTATTCTACACGGAGAACGAAACCATCGCTTTGCGAGATCACTTTTCAAATCTACTATATCAATATAAAGACATATTAGAATCCCTTAACGGAATAAAACTCTACTGGAATAATAACAAAGCCGATATAATTGAATTTTACAAGAAGCGCGATGCAACCCTGACCGATAATCAAATTAAAGAAATGTTATTACGACAAGAGTTAACGGATAAATTGAATTTTACCGCGAACCTAATTTTAAATATGCCTGAGTATATTGTTAATGCCGAGGAACGGCAAATAAATAAATAAGTATAGTATAAATTTGTCGGAGTGATCCGGCATTTTTATTGCAGCGATAGCAATAGAATATACACAAAAAGCACCCTCTCGGATGCTCTTGTTTGACAGCAATGTTTTATTATTATTGTATTGGTTTTGGTAACTTCGTAACAAATTTTGCTCTGCCGTCTTCATAGTTGATTATATTTAAGATACTACTCATTATAATATTTTAGGTGGCAGTTGTGTAATAAATTTTACAAATCCGTTTCCAGTTTTAATCAGATTTAAACTGGTAAACTCTTTTAGATGCAATAAATCATCGACCGTGTACGGATCAAACTCATGCTTAAGATCATCATAATTTTCCCTGTCACAACCAGCTAACATCATATAGGACGCGTTCGCGCTCCGAACCTCCTGACGTATAATTTTTAACTGATTTAAGTAATGTGCAGACACTATGGTTTTACAAGTAAATTTCGCCATTTGAGAAAGTATGCTCTTTAAAAATGCTTCTGTGTGTGGGACCTGAGATAGTTCATCGACAACTAGATTAACTTTAACGTGTTTTTCCCTTGGCAGGTTATCATCTCTAATCTTTACCGCGAGCCATATTTTTGTCATCCAGTAAACGCAGAAGGCGTCTTTTTCTGGCGGAGTTGAGAATAATTTTTCCGGAATTCTCAAACAGATAACCTGATTTTTCTGAATTTCATCAGTCAAGCAAATATTATTTGTACAATCCTTTTTTAGCATAAACTCCATGTATGTATTTGTTTTTAAGCTATCAAGACGGTCCATAATACCACTGACCGCCGGTGTCATTTTTGACTCACCCGTTGGTTTCCCTTGTGAGTATTTTTCATTAAGTTCCCTTAATACACTTATGCTATCTGCGAGATTTTCTTTTTGTTCTGTCGGTATCAACCGAATATATTTTTCTCTGATGTTATAACTTAATAGAACTCGGAAAACTTCGTTAATGCTTCCGTTATTGATGAACACGATGAGTGATGCGGCGTTTATTAGTTTATTCATCTTTGCCTTAAGATCTCGGTCGTCGTCATTTACTGAATTCATCAAATTTTTGAGCTGAGAAGCTTTAATTTTAGCACTTTCATATTGATAGAATGAATTATCAAGATTAATTGGAACCTCATTGTATCCCATACCCTGTAAATTATCTATGTCAGAACAATCAATATTCAGAACTTTCTTTTTTCCGACAATCTCTGTCACGGCATCCGATAATTCACAATGACCACATATGTCAAAAAGTATAGTGCACTCACCACCTTCTGTTGCGTCTTTTGATATGTTTCCAATAAGATTTGTTTTACCGGCTCTCGTAGGTCCTAAAATTAAAAGGAGCCAACAACGTTCCCTGGCGGAGGACGGTAAATATGTTTTGATGATTTCCCCGTTGTAATATTTGTTATAACCTATCGCGATCACGCCAGTTCGCAGCTCCACCGGTGTGTCGCATTGCAAAGACTCAATCCTCCGGATGATAGGGAATCGTTCAAGTGGCTCCCTGCCAGGCAAACCAATAAAACTCTGACCTTCTCCTGGTTGAATACAAAAGGAAGGCGTATATTTGATTTTACTATCGTGTAAATTAATTTTTTTATTGTGTTTTGGATTTAATTTTTTAAAATCTAACGTATTGTTTTCACTTAGACACTCGAAGCTGTGACATAGCGTGAGTCCGTTTGCGCGCTCCCTAGAGTGGTCCGGACTTTGACTAAAGCAAAGTATTTGACACTTAGCAATATATTCATCACGTTTTTTGAGAGTCCAACGACTAATTTCTAAATCCTTTACCGGGAGGCGCTTTGTTAACGCCTCCTTTTTTGCCCCCACGAGTGCGGCAATGATTGAGTCGGACAATTTCATCGACCAATTAATTATCGCCATTATAAAAGCACCGGTTTTGGTGGTGCAGCGGAGATTTGTAATCCCTTCCTTTAAATCCTTGATATTATTATCCCAGTTCGATTTCCAAAACTTTTGGTTCATCGGCATAAAATTATAAAATACCCCAACCTTATCGCCGGTCTCCATGATGTGTAATGTATTTAACTGTCGAACCAATAATTCATTATCTCGTTTATCGCAAGTCAAACTAAACGCGTCGTTCCTTTTATAATCAAGTGTATAGATAGAACAATTAATATCAAAATCCGGAATTGTATCAACTTGTTTAAAGTCGATCTTATTTGACCAGGTTTCATAAATTTTATCCTCAAACATTTTAAAGTGTTTCTCCGGAATTACAAAGTAAAAATTGACCCCCGATAATTCCGGGTCCTGATTTTTCTCCATATGTATGTAATAACCCAACTTAGCGTCACCTTCAATAATTAATTTTTTATTAATTGCATCTATCCGGTCATCAATCTTTACATAAAGTCGCGCGATCATAGATATAAAATCATCGCTTTTGTAGTTTCGTACTGAGAATGTTGGTATCAGTTGAATGTAGACGTATTTTGGATTTAAAAATTCAACTAGTTCATTCATCTTCATACTTTTCATAAAATTGTACCCCTGAGATATTCAAAGATTATAAAAATTAATAATGCTTTGAGACCGAGCTTTATAGTTGTTTTGTCTTGACCATCCGTACAGTAATATATAATTATGCAATATAATATCACTGACTTGCAACCAAAGTTAACGAGCGGCTCTAGTAAAAAAACTAAACCTTTCAAAACTGATTCTCCGAATGTTACTAAACCATCATGAATGCTTTTACCGATAGCATGCCAACTTTCCATAATTGCTGTTTTAAAATCTTCCGTAAAATTGTTATAAGCATTTTCCAATATTCCCCTTGATGGATTACTGGGATCTCCACTTGTGACACTGTTAACACCAAATAAAACTTTTGATAAATACAATTACAACCTCCTCCTTAAAATGCTAAATTGTAGAGAACTATTGCTCCCGCTTGCATAAGTGTCAGAAATCCGGAGAGAATAAGAGCTAGTATTAATATCACAATATCAATATTTATTTTCAATTCGATATCCTTTTTCGTAACATAAACCTTTAGTATCGCCGTAATAACGGCCCAACCTACTAAAAACTCAACTACCATGCGAACGCCTCCTTTATTTGTTCATAGTAATAGAAACTTTATCAAGAAATTCGAGAATAAAGGTTAACGCTCCAAATGCGAAACCGCCGCCGATAAAATCCTGAATCATATCTCTAAAATTTCCAGCCTCATAATCTTTCATTAGGTTACTAGCCATTTTTACAGCGATAACATACTTACCAATGTGAACAACTGTGTTAAAAAAATACTCAAATAATTTATCCATTCCTCCAAAATCCATAAGTTATTCCTCCTTAAAATAATAAATCAAAAATACATATTTTTCTCAGAAACGAGGTGATTAATAATGCCATACGCCGGAATCGTATTGATACTTTCTTTAGTTAGACTTATCGGTGTTTTTATGGGGTATTAAAATATTTTTCGTAAATGCTACATGAGACATGCATTTTTTTGAAAATCGTTGCATAAGGATAAACAAATCCTTTGTTTATCTCGATGGGATAGGTGCACCCTGAAATAAGGGTATGATTTTTATTGAAATGATAGTAGATTATGCTATAATAGATATAGCTGATTTCGTATTGGCCAATCTTAACCCTGTGCGTCGACCGTCCAAAGTGTCGCATGGGGTTATTTTTATAAATCGTCAAGTAGATTATTAAATTTACTACTCTGTGGTTTTTGCTTGACAGCAGTATTTTGATTTTCTTCTCTTTCGATTTTCTCGGCCGCCGCATCTTTCATCCAACTACTTTTCGAAGTGTGCTTTCGCTTAGCTGAAGCAATAATTTTTTCTTGTAGTTCTTTTTCGTCTTTGGAAAAATAAGCCGGAATAATATCCCCCATAATCCACCTCCTTATCTGCATATAAATTTATCTATACCATAACGATGGTACCCCAAGGCGTTTGCGAATTGTGAGTCTTCTATGATCTCACAGTTCTTTACGGTCCGTTCGAAGGCTCCGTGTAATAATTCCGCCCCTCCACCGATTAAAGTAGTTGGGACCGTTTTGTATTCATCGTACTTAAGCTTGAATTGAGTAAACACCGGATCCAGATAATCTGAAATAATTGGTTTCAAAAACTTCAAATCGCAAGGGCTGCCGTCAATGGAAAGTTCACCAGTTGATAAGACTTTTTCTGCGTAACTTGGTTTTAATGTTAAGTCAAATTTTCGATTAATCTCTTCAATTACTCTCTGATATAAATTGAGCACGCCGCTATACCAGGTGTCGGATTTAATTATCTTGGGATTTCCATTTGAATATTCAATTAATGCCACATTTATTGTGTAGCTTCCTATATCGAAAAGTATTCTATCGCTGGAAGAATTGATAGTGTATAGTGCTCCAATTCCCTGCGGACAAACCCCAACGTCCCTAATGTGATAATTAATTTTCCTCCCATTGTAAATTATATCGCATCCATTGTACGACATTACCATATTGCGGAGTCGTTCCTTCTTTGCCTTGTATTGAGTAATCGGCAGTCCAACCACTATGTAATATTCATTCGAGCCACACATTGCAATGCTTGATAGTATACCTATTTTGTTTATTGGCGCGTCTATTTTATCTATATCGACAGTAGGATTTCCAACTCCAAAGAAGTGGTCCAATCCATCGATTGTAATTTTATTTATATCTGATAGTGATGTGTCTTGATAAGTAAAACACGATTTAAAAATCTTATGCTGGCTATCTTTTATAAATTGGTTTCCTATATCACACCCTAATACCATATTCCCTCCTATTAATTTCTATATGTGATTAACATTGCTTTTGATATATTCTATGTTAATGGTTGATAGAAGTTGCATGATTTTATTAAATATTTATAGAATTTAATAGAAATGTGTAGGGACGGGTTGTTTTGCGCATAAAAAATCACCCGGATATTAACCGAGTGATAATGGATAGTAAGTGTTTAGTTTATAATATCTATATAGTCAGTCGCAACAGACACCTTAACCTCGCTTTCATCTACTCCAAATGTATAAGTATATTCAAACATTGGATACCCTTTATCCGTGACAACTTTAAAGTATAATATTCCAATTTTATATGTTTTCATAATTGAAGCTAGATTGATCGAGTTTTCTTTTAGTAGTTCGTTTAGATATTTAAATTCTTCATCTGGTGATTTTTCACTCATAACATTTATTTGAGCTACTCCATCGTAAAGCATCGTGCCGTCAAATGCGTAATTAAGCCGAATCCCTTGCATAATTAAGTCTGCAAAGAGTTCATCGGGTTTATCTTCCTCGGTAGTTTGCGGCAAGTTAGCAGAGGCTTCATCGTGCTTAATTTTAAAATCTGAAAATTCTTTTTCCAATTCGTCGTACCTTGACTGTAATATATTATATTCTGTCTGTAGTGAGTCAAAATCGCTTGACAGCACGCTCTTGGAACATCCCGATAGAAAAGCTATAGCCAATAGAAATATAATTATTTTTTTCATAAGCACCACCCATTCACATGCGTATTATTCCCCTGTAGAATATTTTATTCCGCTACCCCGAAATTTCTAACGCAATCACTGAATACTTATGATATATGTTTTATTTTTCTCTAATTTAAGGACTTCCATGTCTGATTGTTCACTTATGATGCTTCCATCGATTAGCCAAACGAACGATACTTCTAGGACAACGGATATTTGGTATATTAACGAAACCGTAACATTGTATTTTCCATTTTCAATTTTTGAATATGTTGGTTGGGTAACATTAATGATTTCACATATTTCGTCTTGAGTCATTTTTTTATTTTTCCGCGCGCCATATATTCTGCTTCCAAGACCGACTAAATCATATCCCATAATTTCACCTCATGTGCATATTATCACATAAATTTTCCCAATTCAATATTAGTTGACAAATATACCCACGAGGAATAAAATATTCCCATAAAGAATAAATATTACATAAATATTAATTGCAATCGAACTAGTGTTCTGATATAATACAGATAAATCGGTTTTACATTTGGATGCAAGCAATAATATACTTGAACGCCCCAGTACATTTATATGTTGCTTTTGCTTATCCTCTGCCTTGCCGTGGGGGTTTACATATTTATCCTTATAAGTTATTTATCTTGTGTTGATAAATAACATAACATAGTTGCGCGCTGGTTACTAAAAATTACGAAGGGGATGTATTATTTGGAGAAGGACTTTGAAGATTTTATTATTGCGAGATGTGAAAGAGCATTAGAAGACAATGAAGAGTATATGAGATTGGAACAATCAGGTGAAGTTTCTCAAGACAAGTTGCAATCGATGGCGGAAGTATTGTGTTATAAACAATGTTTTAAAGATATGATGGCTATACAAAAATTATAGCCAAAAATTATAGCCAAATGGTTTTATATACACTGATAAATTGCGTAGGGAGCATCATTAAAATGATTTTGCGCAACTGCTTAAAAGTCAATAAAATCAACGGAAGTAGCCATTTTAAAGGCTTCTAGATTATGTACCCGGCTAGACTAAGGATCTAGTCCGGGTTTCTGGGTAGGGGTTCAAGTCCCCTCGACTGCATAAGGGTTTCAGCGATTTTGGAAATATATCAAAATTGTTATATAGCCAAATTTATAGCCATCTACTCTTCCCGGGGTTCATGGCTATTTTTCTTTTTAAACATTTCATTAATGGTATCAGCTGTTTTCTGTTTCATTTCTTCTTGGACATGCTGGTATACATCGTGTAGCATCTGCGTATCTTTATGGCCTAAAAATTCTGCTGCGGCCTTATCCGGAATGCCCTTATTCATCATAATAACTGCATTGTAGTGACGTAGGTCATGCAATCTTGTATGAGGTAAATCGAAGCGGTCTAATAATATGCCGTACCGTTCTGAGTAGCTTCCAGGTTTCCACCTTGTTATAATCTTGTCAGCATCATTTGGGCTTATTTTAATTTTATAATTATTTAATGTGTCCAAAACATATTTTGGAATAATTATAGTTCTTGCGCTTTGTTCATTCTTAGCACCATCTTTATCTTTCGTGCTCTTAAATCTTATCATTGTGTTTTCAATTGTAATCGTACCGGAATCAAAATCAACATTTTCCCATTTAAGCCCGAATATTTCCCCTCGTCTAAGGCCGCATCCTCCACCTAAAATAATAGGGATTTCATCATCCGTGCCCTCAACCGATTGAAGTAGTTTTAAAAACTGTTCCTTATTGAATACGGTTGGCTTATATTTTTTCTTCTTGCCAAGAACGACAACTCCAGTCGTTGGGTTATTTTTCAACATCCCATTTTTTATAGCATAGTAAAAGGATGATTTGAGAAACTTATCCAACTTAATAACGGTATTCATGCTAAGCGGAGGACGTTCCTTTTTTACCTTTTTGCCTTTTATCATAACTTCATATTCACCCGGTGTTGATAGTTTATAATTATAAAACTTGTCCAGTGTGACCGGTTTAATATCGGTAAGTTTTATTTCCTTAAAATAAGGTTCGAAGTGAACGTCAATATACATTTTGTTCAGCAAAGCTGTGTTTTCTTCCCATTTAGCGTCTTCCGGCATTTTATAGTTTGGTTTCCACATATCGCATCCGGCTCTAATTCTGTGGTATTCCTTTAAGAAGCATATAAGGGAATCCTTGTTTGGTTCCATATAATCTCCATTATTCATGTCAATTATAATTGAATTTGCTTTTTTAATAACATCCTTTTCGGTGTCTCCGTATAGTACTTTGCGTTTTCTTTTTCCAAAAGTATCCTTGCCCATGTTGATTGCAGAAACCCACAAATTAAGGGTCTCATTATAATAAGTCGTATATTTATAGTCTAGATATTCGTATTTCAAGTATATCATCCTTTCAGTAGTTAAGCCGGTTTAATGTTTTATCCTTTTAAAAGTTTAACAGCTTGCATTAATCTTTCGGGGGAAATGTTTGCTTTGATACATTCTCTTATAACTGGTTCATACGAAGCGGAGGTCGTTGTATCATATCCGGCAAGCCAATCAAGGCTAACCCCAAACATTTGTGTAATCACAATCATCATATCTAAATTTGGTTTGATTTCTCCCGATTCATATCTAGCGATAGTTGATTTGTTTACACCTAATTTTTTTGCCATTTCAACTCCGTTTAATCCGCGTTCCTCCCTTAATTGAATAAGTCTTTTATTAATATTTTCCATGATACATCTCCTTTTGACTAATTTTTATTTTATCTTTTGAAATATGGGTTTATTTGTTAATATTAATCCCACGCAACTTATTATATAGAAATAATTAAAAAAACGCAACAAAAAAGTATTGACAATAATTAAGCAAAGATGTAATATATGGTTACAGGTTGCGCTTGAAGCAACATCTTGTAACAATATATACAGAAAGGAGAAGATATATGCGTGCTGCTCAAATAAAAAAAGAAAAGTTTTTTGAACTTGAAAAACTAAGAAAGAAATATGGATTAACACAAGGCAATATGGCTAAATTACTAGGTGTTTGCTTATCATCATATAATCATAAGGTTAATAGAATTACGCCTTTTGATTTTGATGAACAAATGATAATCTATCAAGAGCTGAACAAGAGGGCGAAGAAAAACGGTGATGCTCCGATTACATTGGATCAAATTTTTTTGGGATAAAAGTTGTTTGAAAAGCAACTTCTAAGGAGGATGATATGAAAAAATTCTTACTAATGATACCACTTGTATTGCTATTCTTGCCACCAAAAACCGTACAAGCCTACGAGGAACCGGTTGCCGGAATAAATATCAGCCTAGAAGTCTACAGTTCAATTACAGCCGTCAAGGAGTTATCTCCAATAGAAACATACATAAATTATTATTCGGCTGTCTATGGGGTCGACAGTGACTTAATCAAAGCAATCGTCGACGGTGAAAGCAATGGAGATGTTCAAGCTTATAACACTAACGATAACGGCACGCATGATAAAGGATTGATGCAAATTAATTCATGTAATTATGAGTGGTTAGAGGGCGAATTGGGTATCACGGATTTTTACGATGCCAAGCAGAATATTCAAGCCGGAACCTACATCATTTCACTTTTGACAGCAAAGTACTTGGATTTACATAGGGTACTTATGAGCTACAACATGGGAGAGACACGAACTAGGGAGTTATGGAACGGAGGTGTTTATTCAAGTAGTTACAGCAGAGAAGTAATGAAAAAGTTTAATAAATTAAAGGAGGAAAAGAAATGAAAAAGGCAAGTAGAAACGAAATTAGATTTAGTAAGGCGGTTAAAAGCCAAAAGGTATTAACACTGGAAGAATTGAAGCAATGGAGCGAAACAATCAATAAATTTTCGCCGAAGAAATTTTGGCTCGATTGTCAAAGTCTTTATTACGGACATAGTGAAAACAGATTTAAGGATTTAAAGAACCGCAAGAACTGGAAGTCAAAACATCCGCAATATGCAAGATAGGGAGGTGTTGATATGGATAAATCACAATGGACCGCGATCACCGAACAATTAAAACCCCACCTTGAAGCAATCCAGAAAATTGCCGAGGAAAATGAAATTGGAATGCTCAACATTGCAGTAGACAGCGACGAATATTACTCAGCGTTTTGCATTGACAGCGGTTTTGTTTATAGTTTTTCTTCAGTCAATGGTGCCTCAGTCTCAGAGATGATAATCCAAAGGACGGAGGAAGTCGAATGAAAATTTTAAAAGCAATCTGCATTATGTTCGGAATAATATTTTTCACTTGTTTGTTCTTCACGCCGTTTCTTTATGGTGATGCTGTCAAGGAATGGATAATAGTCCTAATGCTTGAAATTTTATTCGCATTACTCACGCTAATTTGCATGATGGCTCACAAGGTTCTGGTTGACCACGAAGAAAATGTAAGCGAATGGCAAGGTTTATACAAAAGAAAACCCCAATAGGTCGGCAAACCAAAAGGGGCAAAGGTAAATATTCTATTTTAATCATATCAGAAAGGGGAATGCAAATCAATGAGAAAATTGCAGAGATCAATTTTAAGGCATAAAGCATACAAGCAACACGGAGGCGTTGAGCTGTTCCGTTACCTATGGAAAGAACTCAGAATACGCCAAGGCAAATGGAAATTTAAGTCCAAGCGACTTAACAATCAGCAAGCCAAGGTAAACATTCCAAAGAAGGACAAGCCATTTCAGAAACTTATCAACTTTTTAAAGAATAGAGGGAGGAAGTAATTATGATTAAGAGAAATTTCAAAATGAGAGCATTGGAAAGTGAAGATGGACTTTTAACAAAGGGTAAGGTTTACGAATTTGTCAATGGGGTAACGATGCTGGATAGATTTGAAAGTTGCAGATATGAAAGTGTTGAGGACTTTCAGAAAACTAATAACTGGGCGAAGGTTGAAGAAGTTAAGGAGGAAAAAGATTTGAAATTTAATGTCGGAGACAAAATTTTAAATAAGAAATTTGGAAAAGGCACTGTGATTTATTCTGGAAATAGCGGATGCGATACTTTAGTTGAATACGATAGTCACATACCGGGACTGCATGACGGCAATGGTATTCATGGAATTCATCGCAACACAGAAAAATGTTATTGGCATTTTGCAGATAGTCTGAAATTATTTGAACCACAGTCTCAACTAATTACCATTACCGCAAAAGGTAGAGAAGTAATTGCAACATTGACCGAGAATGGGAAGTTCGTTAAATCCGCAAAAGCAACTTGCAATCCTTCAGACATATTTGATTTTGAGATCGGCAAGAAACTGGCTGTCAAGAGATTGATGGGTGAGGATGTGAAAAACATCACCGTGACAATTGATGCGGCTCCGGTTGTGAAAGCGGTAAAGAAAGTTGCAGAAGCTGTGAAGGATGTTTCATTGACAGCAAAGGATTTTAAGGTTGGGGATAAGGTTAAAGTTGTTGCGAAAAAATCCGGACATTGTTTTCCAATAGGTGAAATTATCAAACTTATTGAATCGGGTCACTGTCCAAAATGGAAAGCCATCACTATTAATGGCAAAAAATACAACGGAAGTGAATGTTGGTATGTAGGTGAAGATGAAATTGAGGCATACGCAGAACATACAGACATGTTCGATTGGCAATCCTTCAAATCCGGCAAATTCGCAGTGCATTGCGATACCGTGGAAAAGGCTAGGGAGTTTTTGAAGGAATGTGATGAGCATGGAATTAAATGGTGTACTGGTCAAAGACCAATTACAGAGCAAAAAGAAACCAGATGGGAAGCCTACAAATTTAAAACATCGTATAGTTGCGACTCTAATGGTGGATTGATGTACGGTACTGCTGATAAAAAAAACAAAATCGACTACACCCCATCAAAATCCACCGTCAAAGAAATCCCATCACCCGTCATCATCAAGCAATCTTCATACGCAATCGGCGATAAAGTAAAGGTTCGTGAGAATTTAAACAAAATATCAGATTTTAAAGATTTGACTATTTTAAACGAAATGAAATCGCAAGCCGGAACAATCATTGAAATCGTTGATGCTTGGTACGCCGAGAAAGTTGGCGCAATGAGATATAAAGGCGGAACGCATACATATCATTCTTGGTCAAATGAATGTTTCGAGGGCAAAGTTGTTGAACCTACAGAAACAACTATAAAACCTGTTGTCAAGGAAGCTAAACGCCATGCAAAGGCCGGGGAGTGGGTAAGGGTTGTTAATGCCCATAACACCAAGGATAATTACAAAAACGGTGACATACTGCAAATTATCCCCACTACATGGAAACATCCTCATTACAAAGATGAAATCGGCTGCTATTTAGAGGAAAGCGAGTATGTCGTTCTCGAAGGTTACATCCCAGAGGACAAGCCCACTGTCAAGGAAGTCAAACGTCCGGCAAGGGTTGGGGAATGGATTAAGGTTATTCACGCTACTGGTCATGGCTATAAAAACGGAGATATCGCTTGCGTAGTTGATGTAAGTAACTATTACATAATCATTAAAGCAAAAGGTAATCATTATGGATTAAAAAACCAAACTAAACTAACCGGCACTGAATATGTCGTCCTTGAAAACTACATACCCGAAGAACCCACTGTCAAGGAAGAGCCTATTGTCAAGCAGCCTTTCCAAAAAGCAAAGGTTGGCGACAAAATTAAGGTGGTTAAGGTTAATAGTGGACATGGTCCAGTGGTTAATAATGGAGATGTTCAAACAGTAACATCGGTAGCTAGTGATGCCGTACAGGGTGATCATAAAAATTGGTTTTATGACCGTCACCAAGAATACATCATCATCGAAGAAGCCAAGCCAGAGGTTAAGAGAGTTTCTCGTAAGGCTGAAATCGGTGAGTATATCGAGATTGTAGCGAATAATGGCAGCGGAGAAAACGAATACAAAAACGGTGACATTCTTCAAGTCGTTAAGTCAGATTATACATATTTTGATGGATGTGCATATTACAAAAACAAAATCCGTAAATATGCCAACTTAAACGAATATGTAGTCCTTGAAAATTATCAACCAGAAATCAATCCAGAGATTAAATCCGAGCCAACACCCGAAACGATCGAGGTTGGCGATACCGTCAGGGTTGTTGACAGTGGCAAAACATGTAGTTATTACCGTACGTTTATTGAAACCAATGCAAAAGACTTCACATCCAAATTCGTGAAGGGATATAGCCCCAAGAACGGCGACACTGGCATCGTAGTAGGACAAGGTAAACATGATTTTGGCGGAGACTATTATGTGGTGCTGTCAAATGGTAAAGCGTTTTGCATAGGCGAAAAAGGCATCAAAAAAATCCAGTAACACCAATTCAATCATGGGAGTTTAGCGATAGGCTCCCATGATATCAAATAAGGAGGGCAATAAAGAATGAGAGAAATAATTCTAAAGTCAATACATATGGAGAATTTCAAGATTTTTCAGATCATCACATTAAGCTTTACTCAATTAACAAGAGTGTTCGCACAAAATTATAGAGGTAAATCAAGTATAGTTGACTGTTTCAATTGGGTGTTGTTCGGCAAATCTTCCACTGGCAATTCCGAGGGTAAACAATTTTGTCCTCGTAGATATGACAAAGACGGAGTTCCAATTGACCATGTTGATGTAGTTGGAGAAATCACCCTTTCGGTTGACGGCAGAGAAATCACAATCCGCAAAGTTCAGAAACAAAATTGGGTTCGCAAGAGAGGTGCCGAGATTGAAACCTATGAAGGCGACACCAACGAATATTACTGGAATGAAGTTCCGACCAAAGAAGCCGACCACAAGAAGAAAGTTGCCGAGATTATCGACGATGAAGTATTCAAAATGATAACAAATCCTCATGCTTTCGTATCAAAGAAGCAAGACGACCAGAGAAAATTCCTAGTTGAGAAAGTCGCGCAGATCACGGATGCAGATGTTTTTTCCCTTGACGGCAGTTTTTCCGAATTACGGTCAAAGATGGAAACGGAAGGTAAATCCATCGAGGAAATCAAAGCGATCAATAAGAAGGCATTGCAAGGTTACAAGCAACAACAGGAAACCATTCCGGTTCGTATTGATGAAGTATCGAAGTCAATTATTGAGATTGATTTTTCAGCTCAGGAACTAGCATTAGCAGCACTGAGGGAATTATCAACCACTATTGAGACAAAGCTATCCGATACATCGAAATCCTATGAGGAAGTCGGGAAGCTGAAATCTGAAATAGCCGATTACAAAACTAAGATTGACGAAACCGAGAGAACCGCAAAAGACTTGCTGTCAACGAAAAAACGAGAAGTTGTATCAAAGCTTGACGGTATCAGCTATAGCCTACTTAAACAGGCGAACCAGAAAAACACTATCACCAAAGAAATTGAATTACTCAAAGAAAAAATCTCCGCTTGGGAAATTTCCTATGAAGTCACGAAAAAGAGATATTACGAAGAGAAAGCCAAGGAGTTTGACGAGGTGCAAAACCTCTGTCCGGTATGTGGTAATGAGTTCGATGTAGACAAAAAAGCTGAGTTATTGGTGAAATTTGAAGAGGATAAGAAAGCCAAACTCCACCAGATCAATTTGGATGGTAAGAAGATTTCCGAGGATTTAGCATCGAATAGGCTGAAGCTTGCAGAACTCGAAAGCCAGTTATCAACCTTGACCGCAGAGGTTTTGAAATTAACCGAAGAAGAAGCTGCTGTCAAAGCAGAGCTATCCACTACCCCACCCGAGATCGATTTGTCTGGGAACGCAATCTATTTAGGATACAAGGCTAGCATTACTGCTCTCGAATTTGCCTTAAAAGAGACCGAAGAAAGCCTAATCGATACAAATACACTTAAAGCAAATTTAACCGCCCAGAAAGCCGAAATTCAAAGCCAAATGGAAATAGTCAAAGGCGTGTTGTCATCCAAGATACACATTGAAGAAGCAAAAGATAGAGTCGAGGAACTCCGAGAGGAATTAAGGGTTGCAACCGGTAAGGCTGCTGAGTGTGAAAGATTAGATTTCATCTTGGAGAAGTTCGAGAAGGCTCGTATGAACCTACTATCCGAAAACATCAATTCTAAATTCAAGCTTGTCAAGTGGTTATTATTCAGAGTTCAGAAAAATGATGGAGTTGAAAACGTATGTATCCCTATGGTTCATGGAAGTCCATACGGAGAAAACACCACTTCATCTACCGAACAACTTATGGCAGGAATGGATATAATTTCAACCTTGCAAGAAATTTTTAGCGTTAAGGCTCCTATATTCGTGGACAACAAGGAGCGGTTTAATGATTTTAATATTCCGAATATGGATTGTCAAATGATACTATTGTCAGTTTCCGACGATGCGGAAATTAGAGTGGAGGGGTAAAAATGAGTCGTAGTAGTTTGTGGGTTATGGATAAGAATTATGTAGGCGAGGAATTAAAGGAATACGGAAACTCATGGTTATTCTCGCCTATCGCATGGGATGTTTTACTAGATAAATATCTTCATTTTGAAATTCAAACGCCGTATGGGTTTAAAAAGAGTTTGATTGGTAGTTTTGACGGTGGCGAATTACATAAAAATCTAAACAATAAAATCAATAATTGCAACACACTATTTGACCGCATTATTTGGGAAATGAGCAATCAGCAAATATTCTTTGTCAAGGATAAAAAGGTTGTAGCGGATGGAATTAAACAATTTTTAGAAGCTAATCCAAGGTACGACCAAACCAAAGAGGGCAACTATCCACTAGAACAAGAGCACATCAAAGAAAGATGGCTGGAGATTGCGAATGACGTCGAAAACTTATCCGATGATTACGAATGCTTCATTTTCAAAAATACCAGTGTTGATGATGGAGTAGAAAATTGGTTCGAAAAATACAACGAAGAAGCCGGAGAATATGAGTCATCGTCGTTAAGAGAAATTGATAAGGTTGTGGCTGAGTTTGTTTCCATTGACGGCGGAACCATAGAGTTTACATCCAACTTGGACTTTTTCAATAAGGAGGCTGCATCGCATGAATAGATACATCAAAATCCAATATCTAAAATCCGGCATCCCAACCGGCGGTACGTATGTTTACAAAACTTCTCTCGATGTTCAACTTGGCGAAATGGTCATGGTGACGGAAAAAGTTAAAGGGATTGTCGTGGGATTTGAAGTGATTAGCAATATCCTGCAACCCGAGAGAGTTAAGGAGATTTTCGGGCAGATTAAGAAGGAGGCAACGGAATAATGGAAGGTACTAACAAAACTTATGATGTAAGTCAAGCCGCAAAGGCACAAGGAGAATACTGTCAAGTGAAAGGTTATCCGCATTTTGCACCGAGTAGTGGAGTTTGTTGGAAATGCCATCAAAACATTTACAAGCCGATTGAACACGACCAAAGAGATTGGCAAACGCATGAAATAACCGGCAAATACATAACTGGAATTTCGGTCGAAAAAGCAAGTACTGAATTAGTAACTGGATGCCCTCATTGTAACCGTTCGTATTGCGATTAAGGGGAGGACTGCATATGCCAACATGGATAAAATCATACAAAGATAAAGACAAAGCAAGAGTCATCCGTAACCAACAAAGAAAACGTAATTATTCCAAGACACAAGGATATCCGGCAAGAGATTGGACAATTCAGGAGATGGATTTAATTCTTAATTCCGATAAAACCGATGTTGAATTGTCCGAAATCTTAAAACGTTCTGCTTTGGCAATACAGATTAAGAGAAGCAGATTAAAGAAAGATGAGGTATTCGAATGATAATTGTTTGCACAGAACAGGAAAAGGAGAGATTGGTTCAAATAATGGTCGACAGTAGTATTTGTCCCTTGAAAGAAAAAGATGTGTGTTGTCCTTACCCATCATTGCATTGTCCGGATTGTGTTAGACAAAATCTTATATTTGCAATTGTAGAAAAGGAGGAATAGAAAAATGGCATTAGATAAAATTAAGGAAATAGTACGATTGCTTGACGGCAAGGGTTCTATTCTAATTAGAAATGCTAATGTATCTAAGTCGGAATGTGGAAACATAAACAAATTAGATTGGTTCGTCCATTGTCACTGGAATTGGAGTTCTGGCATACAAGAAGAAGTACCGGTAGAGGAAAGAATTAAGAGTATTATTTTTAAGGATTATGTTTCGGATTTAGATAAGGCACTCGATGAAATCATCACCAAATTAGGAGGAACCAAATAATGAACGATTTAACAACAACCCAAAACACAAGTATTTTTTCATCCCAAGAAAAATTTACACTAGCCGGAAAGATGGCTGAAACTCTGGCGCGCTCAACAATTGTTCCAAAGGAGTTTCAAGGAAATGCATGTAATACAATCATAGCCATTGAAATGGCCGAGAGATTACATACTTCACCGCTTATGATTATGCAGAACCTCGATGTGATTTATGGCAGACCGGCTTTCCGAAGCGCATATTTGATCGGCGTGATTAATGCATCCGGAAAATACAAAACGGAACTTCAATTCGAATTAAAGGGATCCGCATCCAAAGGAGATTTATCTTGCCTTGCGTTTGCTGAAGCCAAAGACGGTCATAGAGTTGAGGGCATGACGGTTACATATGCCATGGCAAAAGCCGAGGGATGGGTTGACAAGAATGGCAGCAAGTGGAAGACGATGCCGGAGTTAATGATAAGATACAGAGCCGCCGCGTTCTTTGCTAGACTAAATTGTCCAGAGTTAACACTTGGAATTCAGACCTACGAAGAAGTAATTGACGTTGAATATCGTGAAGTTGGACAGGCAAATGCTGAAATTTATCATGCTAATTCGGTTGAATTTACACAGCCTGAACCGATCAAAAATGAAACTGTCAAGGCGGATGTAGTCGAACCGAAGAAGAATGAGCCGGAGAAGTCGGTATTTGAACAGGAGGGATAATGTGAAATTGCAATGTCTCGCCTCGGGAAGCAAGGGTAATTGCTATCTCTTAGAAAACGATACGGAATGCCTTGTCCTCGAGGCGGGCATTCCATTCAAAAAAGTTAAAGAGGCTTTGAGTTTTGATATCCTGAAGATTGTCGGAGTGGTCGGGTCTCATCTCCACAAGGACCATTTCGGATATGCTGAAGAATATCTAAAATGTGGAATTCCAGTTTACGCAAGTGAAGAAACTCAAAAATCACTGTCAAGGCAATATGATAATCAGGTGGTCGTAAAGTTGGGTTATTGGTATCAAATCGGAGGATTTAATATAACTCCTTTCGAATGTTTCCATGATGTAGAGTGTTATGGATTTTTAATACGACATGATGATATCGGTACTCTCCTATTTGCTACTGATACTGCCTACATAAAAAATAATTTCAAGAAGCTTGCGGTCAATACAATCATGGTTGAAGCAAATTACTCCGAGGAAATCGTAAATGAGTATTTGAGATTAGGAGTAATTGACCAAGCCAGAATAGATCGAACTCTCCGCACGCATATGGAAATCGGGACAACGAAGGAATTTATTAAAGCCAATAAAACATCTAGTCTTGACAGCGTGGTTTTGCTTCATCTTTCAAATGGTAACTCGGATGAAAAATTATTTAAGCAACAAATACAGGAAGTTGTCGGCGAAAATGTAGCCGTCTATGTGGCAGATAAGGGATTGGAAATACCGCTTAATATTTGCCCGTTTTGAGAAAGGAAAAAGCTATGAGTGAAAAATCAGTAACATTCGGATATGGTGCATTGTGTGAACCATTAGAAACACAGGCTAATCAGCAAGGATATACGCTTGGTGCAAAAGCTGAACGCTTAGAAAAATTAAGAGAAGCAAGGCTTCAACTCATGTTCGGCGAAATGCTCACGGACAGTCAGTTAGAGCAAACAGCCAAGAAATTGCAAAGACAAGTTATAAAGGCACTAAAACTAATTAAAGAAAACGGAGGAAACAACAATGAATAAATTTATAGGGTGTGGTCGCATGACCAGAGATGCAGAGACAAGATATTCACAAGGTGAAAACCCAATGGCGGTAGCAAGATGGACATTAGCCATTGACCGGAGAATTAAGAAAGCCGGAGAACAAGAAGCAGATTTTATAAATTGTGTAGCATTCGGAAAAACTGCCGAATTTGTAGAGAAATATTTTTCCAAGGGAATGAAGATGATTGTCGAGGGGCGCATCAACACAGGCTCGTATTTGAACAAGGACAACGTGAAAATCTATACCACTGACATCGCAATAGAAAATGTAGAATTTGCCGAAAGCAAGGGTTCTGGCGGTGGACAAGCTGAACATAAACAGGAACCAAGTATTGCGGATGCGAATAATGGATTTATGTCAATCCCGGGGAATATCGACGATTCGGAGCTCCCTTTCAATTAAGGAATGGTGAAAACTTATGACAACTAACAAAACCCCACCACCCTCCCACTACATAGAAACTTTCCTCAATTTCATCGACACCGCAAAATCCAATTACCAGACCGCTTACAATGCGGTCGGTGATTACGACAAGCTCCAACAGGATTTACTTCATGAGATTGAGGACGCGGCAAATAAAGCGGAGCGGAATAAACTAGCCACAAAATTACATAGACTTCGTACCATTCGAAGGAAGAATAAAAATGCCGTCAAGGAGTACGAGGAAATAGTAAGGTTTTTTGAAATCGGACAGAACAAGGCATTTGTCGATCGATTGAAGCAAGTCATTGATAAACAAAGAAAAAATGAGGAGTATGTTTACGGTGAAAAGATTTATAAGCCAAGAAAGGATAAGGCGACTAATGGAAATCCAAATCGATAGCCGAGAAAAAGCCAAGGCAATCACGAAAATTTTAACCGAGTTTGACAGCCAAGGAATTAAATACTTTACCTCGAAATTATTCTGCGGCGATTATCAATCCCTCGACAACGCAAGGCTCTGTATTGACCGCAAACAGAATTTAACCGAGTTATGTGGAAATCTCTGCCAACAACATAAAAGGTTTAAGGATGAACTCGCAAGAGCGCAAACGATGGGAATTAAATTAATTATCCTTTGTGAACATGGCGGAAAAATTAAGTCACTCGAAGATATTAAGGAATGGAAAAATCCGCGCCAATTCAAATATGAACAAAAAATCAGATTGCAATACGGCATACCAAAAGAAAGTGATTTTCAAACAGAGGTTATGGAATTAAAAAGCCACGGTGCGAAAATCCAACCTCCACCGACAAGCGGTGAGCAATTATTTAAAATGCTATCAACGATAAGTGAGAAATACGAGGTTCAATTTGAATTTTGCGACAAGAAAGAAACGGGCAAGAAAATCATTCAATTGTTAGGCGGTGATTAAGTAATGGTCAGATTAGATTTATCAATATCAATTTGTTGTATTTTGATAATCATTGGCTGCATCCGAGAAATGTACATTAAAACAAAACTCCAAGGCATGGACTACGAACAAGGATACAATGATGCCCCCAATGAATTTGTTGATAAATGGAACGAAGCTTGCAAAGATGCGACATATGTTGACTTCGTAAAATTAATGAAAAAATATCTCCAAGATAAATTGAACGGAGGCGGTTAATCTGATTGAGATCAAATGCACTGAAGCGCAGCAGATTTTCCTCAAACGTAATTTAATCACGAAAGAACATTGTACGATGTGTGATTATAAGCCGTGGTGTGAAAAGCCGGAGGATATGACTTGTGGTGAGTATATTTTTGGGATGATTGAATGGGAGGCAGTGGATGAATAACGTTGAAAAATTAAAAGAAATTATCAATGATATCGAATATGAAAAGTCTTATAGTTGCCACCTAAAAACAATTAAAGGCGAAGAAGATATAATAATTTCATCACTTGAAAAGCAGATACCAAAGAAGCCAAACCATATAGGCAACAACTATTTCCATTGTCCAAATGGTTGCGAATATGTGCATACATATCATTCTGACCGATTTTATTATTGCCCGAAATGCGGTCAAGCCATTGATTGGACTGATACCCCATGACTAAATCCGATTTCTACCTCCTCCGAAACTCAATCACCATGCGCCAAGTAGCTGAATATTACAATTTCAAAATTATCAAAAGGGGCGGTTCGTATTTCACGCTCTGCCCCTTTCATAACGATAAGAACGCCTCAATGCAAATTTTTGATGGCTTCAAAGGCTTCTATTGTAGGGGATGCGGTCAAGGCGGTGATGTTACAAAGTTTATTGAGTTGTTCGAGGGTGTTACGCAAAAGGAAGCTGCAATCATCCTTTCAAATAGATTTCATGTGCCCATATCGGAAAACGGAGAAGTATCACCAGAAGCACTCCAGAAGGCTCAGCAAGCCGAATTTTTACGACAAGAGTTGTTTGGTAGGCAACTACAAATTAAAGCCGAATTAAGGCTTCTAGGGACGCTGATAAAGGGATATGAGGGTATTTGCTTGACAGCAGAACCGTATTCGGAGATTTGGATATATGCCCAGAATGAATTGCCGAGGATGATTGGAAGATGGGAAATATTATTTGAACGACTAAGGAAGTGAAAAATTATGGAAAAGTGGCAGTTACAACAACTCCAAGCCTTGCCTTTGGAAGTTAAAATACGTAAGACACAAGAGCGGATCAAAGAATGGTATGAACATTGGAACGGTCAAGTATATGTTTCCTTCTCTGGAGGCAAAGACAGCACGGTGCTATTACATATTGTACGGCAGATGTATCCGGATGTTGAAGCGGTATTTGTTGATACAGGGTTGGAATATCCAGAGATAAGGGATTTCGTAAAGACATTTGATAATGTCGCATGGCTTAGACCAAAGATGAATTTTAAGCAAGTGATTGAGAAATATGGATATCCAGTGATTAGCAAAATGGCAAGCAGACAAATACACGATGTTAAATTACATGGTAAAAGTTGTTGGGCCTGGGGCTGTTTTAACGGAAGAGAAGAAGGGTTTTATAATATGGGAAAATGGAAATCAATAATAGACTCACCATTTAAAATATCAGACCAGTGTTGCAATGTTATGAAAAAAAAGCCAGTAAAGGAATATGGAAAGATATCCGGTAAAAAAGCAATCATTGGAACAATGACAGACGAAAGTCAACAAAGAGAAGCGACATGGTTAAAACAAGGATGCAACGCATTTTGTAATAAAAATCCAGTATCAAACCCACTATCATTCTGGACAGAACAAGACATACTACACTACATCATGCAAAACAACCTTCAAATAGCTTCATGTTACGGAGAAATAATCGAAGGTGACCAATTGCAAGGACAAACTTGCCTAGACGGCTGTATGAGTCATTTAACCACATCAAAATGTAAAAGGACAGGTTGTATGTTCTGTATGTTTGGGGTTCACCTCGAAAAAGAGCCTAACCGATTTCAAATGATGAAGGAAACCCACCCGAAACAATATGATTACTGTATTAACAAGTTGGGGTTGGGAGAAGTTTTAGATTACATTAATGTTAAGTATTAGGAAGAGGTGAATTAGGAATGAGGGTTTCTAATCCAACACAAGAACAAGTCAGATTAATATTCAGCGACACATATAAATTTTATACCAAATGGATTGCTGTCAAGGAGATTGATAATTGGCAACTCGTTCTCGACGATGCACACGCAATCGAAAGTCAGCATCCGTTTGAGTTATGCATAAAAATTTTAGTTGAATTGGTGATGATTATTGAAGCCAACCATAAAGAAAAGGAGAATCGCAATGGGTGTTAATACAAAATATTGTTATTCGGTTTACGATAGGACAATCGAGCAATATGTACTTACAGATGTTAAATTATGCGTTGCATATGAATTATTGAAAATCCCCAAAGATAAAGTTGTCCAATATGCACAGAGCGGATATGTGTTAAATAAGCGATACATAATCAGCAGACGATTGCTTGACGGCAAGATTATTGAACCGGAAGTTGAAGCGTTTGCGATAAGCGAAGAATTTAAAACGGAATGGGATGATATTTGCCTAAGATTAAATCCGAAAGCGAGGGATAATCATGAAGTCGCCGTATAAACCAAAGAGACGATTAAAAATGAGTAAATTTGATCCATATATCGAGGAAATTGGCAAGTATGTTGTTCGTGGATGTTCGGTTCGAGAGATTGCGGAGTTGATCGAATATCATTTTAATGATGCAGTTGCTGAAAGCGCTTTATATACTTTCATGCGGTCAAGGGGATTGCAGTCAACAGTTACGCAAGGGGGAACAAATTTGGAGTATGAAGCTCCTTGCTGTCAAGGCTGTGAAAATTGTTTGAGAGTTCTCAACACGAATGAAACTGAAGTTAATGTTTGTCTGATTACCAAGAGGATAGTCAATAAGAGTTGTAAGACTTCTCCTGATTGGTGCGTAAAGAGGGAAAAGGTGAGACAATGAAAGACTTAATAATTGATTGCTTTGCCGGAAGAGGTGGAGCAAGCGTAGGAATAGAAATGGCATTCGGCAGACAAGTTGATATTGCAATTAATCACGATCCAGATGCTATTGCGGCACATTTAAAAAATCATCCAGATACAAATCATTTCACCGAAGATATTATGAGGGTTAATCTTAAAAAATATTTGAAATGGGGTCAAAGACTCCCGTTCATGTGGGCTTCACCGGATTGCACTTCTCATTCCAGGGCAAAAGGTAATAAACCGATTGAAAGAGGTTTACGTATACTTCCTATGGGTGTATGGAGATTATGCAAACAGATTAAAAAATATACAGGCAATATACCAGAAGTACTCATGATGGAGAACGTCAAAGAGCTTATGAAGTGGGGTCCTTTGGATGAAAACAATAAGCCAATCAAGGAACGAGAAGGAGAATACTATCAGAAATTCATTCAGCTTATGAAAGCATTAGGGTATCAGTTCGAATATCGGGTATTGATTGCCGCTGATTATGGAGCGCATACAACCAGAGAACGATGGTACGGACAATTCAGAAGTGATGGCAGACCGATAAAATGGCCTGAGCAGACTCATTCAAAATGTGGTGTAAATGGACTTCTTCCATGGGAACCAATTAGTCAAGATATGGACTTTACAGATTTAGGTAGCTCAATATTTACTCGTAAGACACCATTAAAAGATAAGACGCTGAAACGCATAGCAGCCGGTATAAAGAAATTTGTTATTGAAGATCCTAATCGTTTTATTATTCCATACAAATTAGCAACACCGTTTCTTATCCAGTACCATTCAGAGACAGTAAAAGGAGAAGTAAGAGGGCAAAGCCTTAATGATCCAATACAGACAATTGATACATCAAATAGATATGGTTTAATAACTTGCTTTCTTTCAAAATTTTATAAAACAGGAACCGGACAAAGTATAGCTGATCCAATACATACAATTACTACTTCACCTGGACACTTTGCTCTTGTATCTGCATTCTTAATCAAATATTACGGACAAGGTATTGGTCAGAGTATTAACGAACCAATAGGCACCATAGTTACAAAGGACCGGTTTGGATTAGTGCTCGTGGTTATCGATGGGGTAACTTATCAGATCGTTGATATTTGGTTTAGGATGCTTAAGCCGGAGGAATTAAAGCTAGGACAAGGCTTCCCAAAGGATTACATAATTGATTTTAAGCAAGACAATGGAAAGCCATATCCGAAAAGTAAACAGGTCGAAGGGATAGGAAACAGCGTTGTACCAATAATGGCGGAAGCGCTTGCCTTGACAGCATGTCCTTATCTTAAGATAGGCGATCGAATGCCGAATGTAACAATAGATAACGCCTCACCACAATTAAAATTCGCATAGGAGGATAATCAAACTCCAAGAAAGGGGAACCCACATGAGCAATCCAAGAGTAACAATCTACGCAGACCCAAGAATACTTCTGCGGAAACATAACCAAGGCAATTTTACAATTAGACCTATTATGATTAAGGATGGCATCGTACATACGGTTAGGGATAAGCAGTTGTCGATTGAGGGAGGGAGAATTTAGTATGAGTGATTTAATTAGCAGAAAAGTAGTTATGGATTGGTTAAGAGACTTGCAAGCACAAGCAATTATTAATAGACAACACGGAACATTAGTAGATGCCACCATAGAAGCTTCTATTAATAGCTTTATAAATTTTATAGTGCAAGTTCCTACCGCCTATGATGTGGATAAGGTTGTGGAGCAACTAGAATTTGAATTTCTAAATAGCAAGGGTAATTTAACCAAGGAATATGCGATTGCTAAAGCATTAGAAATTGTAATGAAAGGAGCTGCCAAGGATGAATAAGCAAGGAATTGAAAAAGCTATAAAGGAATTTAAAATCAATCTCGGCCTTTCAAAAGAGGAATTGGATTTGCCATTGCCAGAAGGTGAAGAGGAACATATTAAGGAGTGGATAATGTATCAAGAATTAGCAATATCCGCACTTGAAAAGCAGATACCAAAGAAAGCATTAAATGTCTCAAATCAAATAGATACTAAGCATCACGCAAATCAGCACGTAGGAGAATGCCCATCATGCAAAAATAATATAGTTGCTTATGCATGGTGGAAAACAACACATTGTTGGGTGTGTGGTCAAGCAATAGATTGGAGCGTGAAAGAATTACAGGAGCAATTGAGTTTTTACGCAAGGCAAAGGCAATATGTGAGAGCAGGCCAACGTGCTATAAATGTCCGATATCAGAAATTTGTGGCACTCCAGAAAATATCGAGGATGAAGCCGACCTTGTACGCAAGGTAATGGATTATAAGATTAAGGAGAATACAGATGCAATTTGAATTAAAGAAATGTCCTTCATGCGGCGGAGATATAAAATTGATGGCAAATCCTTTCCGTTATGAGCATGATTGTGATTGCTTTATAAGATGCAAGGAATGTAGAAAAGAATATGAATTGCCAAGGGTAAAGCTAAAAGTATTAAAAAATCTTAGAGTATCAAAAACTACGTTGCGAGAAGCAAGTATTGCGTGGAATAAACAAGCGGAATTATTGGAGGTATCTGAATGAGTTTAATTGAGAAGATAGATGCGGAGATATTATGCATCAAAAAAATATGGGTACGAGGAATTAGGTGTGGTAATGGCATAAATCAGTAAAATGATAAGAAATAGATAAAAATTGTGGTATTTAAAGAAAGGAGTAAGGGGTTTGGTCGACCAGCGAAACACGTGTTTACTCCAAGTAGATAATGGAATTATATGAAATATTAGAAGATTGTCCGAAGAATCAAATAATCGGTGATAATTTAGTAAGAGCATATTCAAAGATAAATAATCCTAAGTATAAAAAAATATTATGTTCAATCAGTGGTGGTTCTGATAGTGATGTTATGCTTGATATTTGTGTTAAATGTGACAAAGAACATAAAATTGAATATGTTTGGTTTGATACTGGAATCGAATATCAAGCCACCAAAGAACATTTAATATATCTTGAAAATAAGTATGGAATTGAAATAAAACGCTGTAAAGCTATAAAGGCAATTCCTACAAGTTGTAGAGAATATGGCATTCCATTTTTAAGTAAAAAGGTAAGCATTATGGTTAGTGGATTACAGCGACATGGTTTTAAATTTGAAGATAAACCATTAGAACAATTATTAAAAGAATATGACAACTGTAAATCATATTTGGAATGGTGGTGTAACTCAAATAAATCCGACCAATTCAATATCAGAAATAATAAGTGGCTTAAAGAATTTATGGTAGAAAATCCACCGACATTTACAATATCAAATGTATGTTGTAAATATGCAAAAAAGGATGTTGCACACAAATTATTAAAAGACAATGAATATGATTTAAATATTCTGGGTGTGAGAAAGGCAGAAGGTGGACTTCGTGCTAATAAAATAAAGAGTTGTTTTGATGAAAATGGTGACACATATGATAATTACAGACCTCTTTTTTGGTATAAGAATGAAGATAAATGCGATTACGATAATCATTATAATATTGTACATAGTAAATGTTATTCGGAATATGGGCTTGTGAGAACTGGATGTGTTGGTTGTCCTTTTAATAGGGAGTTTGAGTTTGAATTAAATGTGGTTCAACAATATGAACCAAAACTTCTTGTAGCTATAAATAATATTTTTGGCAAAAGTTATGAATACACAAGACAGTATAAAAAGTTTTACATAATGAAAGATAAACTGGTACATAAGAAAAGCCCCAAATAGGGGCTAATCAGAACTTCTCATGCTACGACCAAGAATTTGTAGATAGTCAATCATTCGATTCTGTTCAGGTGTAAGAGTAACCAAGTTGTCAATATCCTTTGTGTTTTCAGTATACAAAGTAATAGGTCTAAGATGGTCAACATTGAGTTTTAAAGCAATATCGTATAACGACTTTTTCCTCTTATATCCAAGCATTTGCGATACGCTTCTGCCCTTGTTCTTTGATATATAGATAGCATTCTTGTGGTTGAATTTATCAGGAGCAGGGTTATTGATTGAAAGTATACAACGGTCACGTAGGACATCAAATTTGTAACCTCGTCCAGCTTTTTCAATCTTCTTGATAGAATTGTTTACCGATTCAGTATAGGCATTAGTCCATTGATACTTCCAGTAGTTGATAATATGCTCCTTACGGTCGGCAAAGGTGTTTTTCATGGCTCTAAAGCGTTCCCAGTCAGGTACAGCATAAAGCCAATCATTAAACATCTTAGAAGCTTCAATATAGTCTTTAGCATTAGCATAGATATCACGAAAAGTTTCTTTAACCATATAGGCTTCATATAGCTCTGGGAACTCATTAAACCATTCATTAAGCTTATCGGTAGCCCTTGGTGATAAATCCTCCCAATTGGTCATAAACAGGGTTCTGGATTGCTTAAAAACTCTTATATCATAGCCTTGACCTCGATAATGGTTTTGTAAATCCTTACGAACATTATCAACACAACGGTTAATCTCTTGAATGACATGAAACTTATCAACAACGATTACAGCATCAGGAAGAACCTCTTTGACACAATAGGCATAACCTTTTGCTAAGTCCATAGTAACACACTGGCAGACGTTCTTGTCCAACGTTCGCAAGTAATCCTTAACGGTAGCCTTTTTATTATCTTTCTTAATATCTAACAACTTATGATTAAAGATATCGGTTAGAACAAGGCGATAATGGTCATCGATATGGGCTTCGTCAATACCCAGTATTGCAGGGGTGTAAGTTAATACGGCTTTATCCCTGTGGGTATCGGCATAATCATTAAATGCTTTAGCAACTGTCTTACCATCAACACTGTAGTCGTTGGCTATGTAACGGAATGTTTCACCGTTAATACAGCGTTTTACAAACTCCTGTTTAAGTCTCTTAGAGATGTGTTCATTCTTCTCGTAGAAAGTAAATTCATCTGGAAAGACATATTTACAATCAGGACAGCGATAACGGTTGATTTTAAGATTAATCAAAACAATTTTACCTTCGGATTTAATATCCTTAATGAGATTGGTTTTAGAGCCGTGAACGTGAGGTTTGATATGATGCATACACTTAGGATTTGTACATTGATTTGGCCGTTTAGCAATCTCTGCATCATAAAGAATACTTAAACCGTCAGTATCCTCATAACGTTCGGTACAGACAATTTCTGATATTCCAATATCGTAATTTATGGTAAATCACTCCTTTCTTTAAGGATGATTATACCACACCTAAATCCGTATGTAAAACAATGAAAGAGAGGTTAAAATGAATGAAAAAACCACAGGTAAATCCGTATACCCAAAATATTAATCTCTGGAACGTTTACCGAAGAGGTTTATGGTACCTTGATGGGAAAAATTCAGATGGCAGAGAGAATAAAAGAGATTATCCTATCCGAGCAGAAAGAACCATGTGAATACACTCTATATGATGAAGATAGCAATACATACGAATGCAGCAAGTGCGGAGCCTTATGGACTTTGAACGCAGATACACCGGAAGAGAACAATATGAGATTTTGTCCAGAATGCGGCAGACCTATTCAATCCACCACTTCGCCCCGTCAAAACACAGCAATATAAGCTTATCATCAGTATCGAAATAGCACCAATACCGAATTAAGCCTTTGTCTTTCTCAACATTGACAATCCTTGTTATTTTAGATTTTACATCGTCAAATGATACATAGACAGGCTTTGCATCACCAACAGTATTAAAGGTAGCTATTACGTTTATTTGCATGGGAATCACCTCATGGAGATTATAGCGAATGTAATTATAACTGTAAACAATTAATCCGGTAAGTCCGGTATAGCTGATAAGGAGGAAATTATGAAACAGTATAAACTTAAAACATGTACCATAGGAGAAATCGAAGGATGCAGTACATTAGGATATTTTTCGTATGGGCATCATGATAAACGCGAATTTGCAGATGCTGTATCGCATGATTGGGAACCAGTAGAAAGCATTGAGGAGATAGAAAAGCGAACAATCCATAGATGGGTTAAAACAGTTCCATGGTGTGGTACAAGTCAATGCATGTTTGTATATAGTAAAGAGCAGAAGAAAGGCTATGCACCAATTACAGTATTCGAGATTTAATTTGATTATCTGATAACAGCGGAAAGGAAAATATGAGCGAACACGATTCAATGTCACAACTGAGTGATAAATGTAGTAAATGCGGCAAGAAAGATACATGTAATGATAAACGCATAGAAGCGTGTGCCTATATCATTCCTAGCACTATGAGAAATATAATGTCTTCAGCGAAAGCGGAAATCAATATTAGGCTAGGAAATGAATTTGTGAACGCAGAAGATATTAGAAAGTCAATCACAGAACAGATTTATAGAGGATTAGAAATATGCGATAGATATTAATTTAATTTGCCATGAATGGAGATAAAGTCATGAATAGATTAACAGAATTTCATAACGGAATATGGGGCATGTCAGTACAAGCCGTCAAAGATGGATATGATAAATATTCGGTGTTTAGCAAATTGGCAGAATATGAGAATACCGGATTAACACCAGAAGCGGTTATAAATTTAAATAATATAACACGAACACAATCAAATTCAATTATTAAAATGGGATTGCGGATTGAAGAATTAGACACAGACCGTGATTATTGGAAAGCTGAAGCAATCAAAGCTACCGCCGAGTTAGGGGAAATGAAGATTGCAGAGGAACAAGGATTATTGATTAAGCTTCCGTGTAAGGTTGGAGATACGGTATATTACCTTGATTTAAACTGTATGGAAATTCACGAAATGCGTATTCAAGGAATGTCTATTAATTACAATAGTTTATTAATATTGCATCTTGGTGATTGGGTTGCAGTTTCGGTTAAGGATTTCGGCAAGTCAGTATTCCTCACTAGAGAAGCAGCCGAAGATGCATTAAAAAAGATAAATTGAAACAGAATAATAAGTGCCCCTAGACCATTTTGAATAGTCTAGGGGCAAGATTTATTTAGTGATGCTGTCAAGGCGATTAATGGTTTTCATTCCGCACCTATCACCTTTATCTAATCCAAGCCTATTCCATCCCTGAAGCGTCCAGAATGACCGTACAGCCTTTTTAGATTGACCGCCATATTTTCCATCCTCTTTAATTGGATTGTAGTCAGAATAGTCTTGCATGGCTTGGTTGAGATTGTGTTGAAGCCATCTGATTTCCTCTTCGGGAGAATCCTTTGTGATAGTCTTTGTTGGCTTAGCCATTGCGAATGACCTAAAGAAGTTTTCAGGTGTTCTATATTTTGCTTCAATTTGAGAGCGAGTTCCCAATCCCTTATATTCCATATGCGGACCATCGTAAAGACTCTTAAAATCTCCACCCCAACCTAACCCAATGGATTTTCCAACTTGCCCAACTTTACGGAAGAAATCTCCCTTATCGTTATAAGCATCATCGGAAATCTTTCCATCTTTATCAACGTCTTCGTATCGGCAGAAATCAAAAGCCAATCCCCAATTATGATAAGATGATGGGAACTTACAATTCGTACGGCTTGCGTTAATTCCGTTTTGCTCTTCCTTGGAACGAACACAATCAGTAATTTTGATATGTAATCCGATTTTCTCACATTCAGCAACTAGCTTGACAGCAAGGTCTTGAACCTTTGGATGCAGCTTTGTCATGTCTCTAGCCATAATTATTCACCTTCTTTTTTAACAGATTGAGTACCAAAATAAAAAGCAATTATCATTGTAAATATCCCGATAAACTCTTGACCGGAAATTTCTCCTTTGACAGCTAGAAAACTAAAAACCGCCGTCAATATGAGTGTTACTAGGCTCTTAACATTAATCAACTTCGCTAATTTTTCTTTCATTTGATATCCTCTTTTCTATGTGGCAATTCCAATAGTTCCTTGTATAAATCTGTTATTGTTCCGTTTCCACCTAATGCATGGTACTGCTTATACATGGCTTCAACATTGTCCATTGCATAGATAGGTATCCATTTCCTGTCCATGTATTTATCATATTTTGTAATGATGCTGTCTCTTAGTGAGGCTTGCATACCTAACTTGATCGCCTTAAATTGACGGTAAATATATACGCATGCTCCAGACAGCACAGTTGTAACTCCAGTAAGTAAAACTTCTAATCCATATCTTGCAACAAATTCAGCCATGTATGAGTTCCTTCTTTCGGTATTTTTTATATTACTGCAGTTTTGTTATTAAGCAAGTCGACCAGGTGTAAGAGATTGCTGTCAATGAATATCTTGGTAGTATTTAAATATATAAAAAGAGCCGAGAGGTTTTAACTCCCGACTCCATAATTTTAAAGTGCTATTTTCCTATATTCTTGCTTTATGTTATTATCGTTTAAATCATAATATTTCTCGGTAACTCCAGGACTTGAATGTCCCATTAATTTTTGCAAGATATGTACTGGAACATCTTGATTGACACCGGTTGTTGCAAACGTATGCCTCATTAAATGCGGAAAAACGCTATATGAAATTCCGGCTCTCTCGGCTATATCGCCTATAATACGCTCAATACTTCTGCGCCCTAGCTTTAAATACGGCTTCTTGCTTGCTGCAAATAAGCTGTTGCTAAGTATGCCGGACTTTTCGCGATCCGATATGTAATTAATCAGAAACAAGCGCGCTCTGGTGCTGAAATAAACCATTCGTTCCTTATCACCCTTGCCAATAACTTCAATGCTGTTATTCTGCCAATCTATCTTGTCTAGTGTTGCATTAGTAATCTCAGATACGCGGCATCCGGTTGACAGTAAGATTTCAAATAATGCCTTATCTCGAACACTCTTGCATTCTTCACGCATCTTTTCGACATCAATTGGTGTTACATGACCTCGTCTGCGGTATGGTTCCTTAGCTTGTTGTAAGTTCTTGGTGGGATTTTGTACTATATACCCTTCGTCTTGTAGCCAAATAAAGAAAGCCTTCAATAAGCTTATTTTGCTATTTAAACTATTCGGTTGATTATCTTTGTATTCACTTGCTAGAAACATTCGCAAATCCATTGTGGTAATGGTGGATATTGGTTTATTGAAATGCCCGTCCAATCTCTTAAGTAATAAAGTATAATTGTACCGAGTTGTTTCTTTCATTCCTTCAAGCTTTTTACATGCAAGATAGATAAAAGCCTTATCCAAAATATCACATCTTGCAAGTGCTGTACATTTGCTTGTAACTTCATAATCATTTAATTGCTCTTCAATTTTATCTCTCAGTTTGACTTGCTGTTGAATATCAACATCGAAATACGGTACTATCTTTATTACCTCGTTGATGATGTTAATTGCGATCTCTTGGCTCAAATTGGGCATAAAAAATACACTCTCCTTCTTGCACTAAATGCACAGAGGGTGTATAATGTCCCCATGGCACCTAGTGTCATAATGGTGAGGTAGGCTACAACTTTCGCAGGGAAGAGCCTACCTCTTCTTTTTATGGTTGTAGCCATATTATACCATTATGAGACAAGATTACAAGTGTTTTATTCAAATTATTTACATTATTTTTGTCGCTTTATTGTCCAATTGCGAATTAAACTATAACTTCCTCTGGAATTTCTTCCGTGAGTGTTTCAATCGGTTCTGGCGCGGTTGCTAAATCAATTTCCACTAAATCTTCATTTGCCACCAACCCCTTGGTAAGATAATTTACGCCTAAAATATTGGCATATTCTCTTGTAAAACTTCCGTTCTTAACTCCTTGAATTAAATTGGTTTTAATAAATTCTCTTATATCAAACATTAAATAGTACCTCCCATTCTAATTATTGCGGCAGCTAATAATTCATAAACATTTCTCAGCCTGGATTTAAACCTTGACGTCACCGTTACGGGTGGATTGGCCGTGGTGTATATGTTTGTTACTCCTTTATACGATGCAATGGTTTGATCCGATATGATGGTTTCAATGGGCGTTGCAAGTTCGTAATACACCGTTACTGGATTAGTCGCAAGCCATGATTTAAATGCTGTAGGGTCAGCGGCCAAAGATTTATTTATTCTTATTCTAAAAAGACCGCTTGGATTTGTATATATTGATTGCGTGTCAATTGCGTAACTAGACAAAGGTAAAAATTTATCACATACTAAATCGACATTGTTACTTCCTGATGCTTTTACACCAAAGCTAGCAGCGCATTCAAACAAAGACGTATTTGTTAAAACAGACACTTGATTTCCCCACGCCTCCGAACTATTTAATATCCGCTTGCCTATTCTCTGTATCTTTTTCCATTTACCATCCACACCCAATTCGATTGTGTCGGCTAATCCACTGGGAAGTTTAGCAAGTTCATATGGTATGCTAATCTTATTAGATTTGTATTGTTCGTAGATTGTAGCTGTAAACCCTAATTCAACTTGAACTAATGCTGATAATGGTACTGTATCAATTGTGACATATAGGTTAATATATACAGTACCTTGCAGCAGATTAAACGTGTGCTTCTTTAACGCATACCATCCAGTTGTGCTTATAACTCGTCCTAAATAATTTTTATTAGAGCCATAGCATGCCACTATCATATTATTGGTACCTGCGCCTACTTTCGATACTGAAACTGTTACTGCTACATAATTTCCAATTGGCATCATATTTTGTGAACATATTAACGATGCATTGCTTTCGTATGCCCCAGTAGTTGGATTATAGGTACCGGATCTCATGCCGCTTAATATATTCTTCGCGCAAGCCACTAAATCAAAATTACTCGAAAATGTAATCACAGCCACATTATCCGGACTAATATCTGCACTCTCATTAGGTTTAGCAATTAATGTTGCGCCTTCTATTTTGGTAAGCTCTACGCCTCCAATTAGATCATCGGATACCGCAGATTGAATAGATACGCCTGTTTTGGTATCGACTATGGCGAGGTCAACCTTGTTAGTTATATTTGTTGTATTTACCAATATTTCGGCTTCAGCTTCCTCTAGCCTCGCATCTACAGAACCAAACACTTTAGATTTTATTGCTGAATTTCTGGCAAGTATCAATTCTGCATTCAATATATTGCTTGCCTTAGTTACATAATCGCCGACTACAGGTGTATATGTTGACATTCTCGGAGATACAGCCGATAGATTAATTTGTCCTGCAATTGCTCCGCTTGCAACAACCAATAAGGCTCCTGTGTCAGTGTTGAGGCACTTCACATAGTAGTTGTCTAATCCCGTTACAATAGTATCAACTTCAGTCGCAATTGAAGCCAATCCCGACTCAACACCTGTCAACCTAGGAGCATACTCTTGTTCCTTCGCAATCAGTTTATTGGCGATATCAGTTGCTACTAATTCGCTATCCAAAACCGCTTGGATACTTCCGTCAACCGCATCTTGCACAACGGTTCTCAATGCGTCAACCGACGCTTTTGTTGCTATTGATATTTTATCTCCTGCTGCCATCTAATTCACCTCTTCTAAGAATATTGTACCGTTGGATATTCCAATTTTGTAATTAAGGCTTGTCACATCATCGGTTAGATTAATTTTATCTGCTTCCGTTTTGACTTCTTGGTACATTGTCTGAAAACTATCATATTCATTTATGGTGTTGTCTGGCTCGGGAAGAAGAGCAGTTGGAATTCCGCTTTTGCTTAAATTAACAAGCACGTCATTGGTCGGTATAAATAATGTTCCGTCTGTACATGACAACGATACATAAAGCATATCTTCTGTGATTACTCCGTCCGGTATTTGGCAAATAAAATTATCATCAAGCGGCACAGGGACGCCAGAAGGAATCCCATTTTTATATATCTTAAAATAAGCAGACACCAACCCTTTAAATTCTGCTGTCAATGCAAAATGCGCTTTGAGGTATCCGCGTGAATTCGAGACGGGAATTTGTTTGTCTGACGGCTTTCTTTCTAATGTTTGACCGCTTATTATAAATTCTAATTGCATGGCTTCACCTTCTTTCTGTTTTACTGTAAAAAAGTCACACATAATTGTAATTTTCAGAATAAACTATATTATTTCGTAAATACTATTTACAAAATATGTTATTGGAATTATAATTCAAATTATTAGCAATAGTTTCCAATTGGAGGTTCTTATGAAAAGTATATTTATGTTGATAATGGTGTTTACAATGTTTGGCGAACGTCAAGAAGTAGCGAACGTTCAAGCAATAAATGATTTCATAAATGAATTATCTATTCAAGAAACAGAGTTTGATTATATTAGTGGTTATGAAATTCACGATAACGCAATTGAAATTAATATTACATGTGATGATGCTGATTTTGCTGAAATCAATAAATTGGCTATCGGATTTCTTAAAAGTGATAAACTAAATGAGTTGATGACTTCAAATGATTTGGATTGCTTCAACTTCGAATTAATCACGAATGATGGCAATACCGGATATTCATTTGCAAAAAACAATAGATAAATAATTCGTATTACACAAACAAATAACCCCTCATTAGCCTTTACGGTTTTGAGGGGTTTCTTTATTAAAAAAGTGAGCCATAGGATTGAAGTCCTTGGCTCACCATGTATCGATATTATAAATCTTCACTTGAATAGTATTCAATTAGCTTTTTATATTGCGCCTGTAATTGCTTGAGCATCTTATATTCTTTAGCGTACTTTGAATTTCCAATCTTAATACATACTTCCAATAATTGTTTATTTAAAAATTTGATTTGTTCTTCCTTGTATTCGGATTTTGACATGTTTTAAATCGCCTCCGCAATGAATAACGTTGTGATTCTTATATTCTCTTAACGAGCCAGTTTATATTTTCTTTAATAACTCTAGCTGGGTTCCCTGCTATGGTAATGTTGCTTTTTTCAAAAGCCTTAGTGACCACGGACCCAGAACCTATAATACAATTAGATTGAACAACTGAACCCTTTAATATTATAGCCTTATTTCCTATCCAAACACGATCACCAATAAGTACATCTTTCGCTTGATTTATTCTTTTACCTTCGTTATCAACTATTGAATGACTGTCACCTGTACGTATAGTCACGTCGGATGAAAATAAACAATCACTACCAATGACGACTTTTTTACCTTCAGTAGCAGCAATGTGTGTATAGCCACAAATAGCAGTAGAGTCACCGATAATTATTTCATTGTTATTATCTTCGATGTAAATATCACCTGAAATAATACATATTTTCTCCCCGATTGCTATCCTATTGTTATTGCCACGAATATAAAATGAGCAATTTCTCAAATAACCCAGTTTGTTAATACTTATGGTATTCCCTGTGCCAACAATTTTTAACTTCGTTTTAATAAAAAAGCTATGGTTTAAGCCAATTATTGAATTACCTTTGTGTATTCTAATCTTATTTAATCCAATAGTTCTATTAAAAATCGTTGCTACAACTCCAGTAATAAAAGGATGTTTACCTATAAAACTTTTACCTTTTGAAATTAAAGACAATTGTACCACCTCCATAGAATACTTTAACATATATGTATAATACTGTCAATAATTGGTGTTAATTTGAATAAGTTTTATAGTTTCCATAAACATAAATAATATCTCCTGCACCAAATGTTGAAGCATCTGCGCTGTTAAATATTTCATTTGAAGAAGAACCGTAAATATTAACAGTATTCGTATCGTGTTGAACAATTCCAATAGGCATAGTGCCATTCCATGTTAACCCACTTGATGTTACTGATACAAAATATTCTCCATTCGAAACAAACGGCAAGCCCGTAATTTGTAATCTACCCTCTGCCCCAGTCATTGTACCAACAACAATTTTTATATCAAAATCTATTCTGTCACCTAACCGTCTATAGTTGCCAACGCGAAAAGTATAAGAAAACGTTCCCGATACAAGAGTAGCAGAACATTCTGGTGTGAATGTACCAGATACATCAAAAGAAAGACCTTTATCATATGTAAAATATTTATAATTTATTGGTTCAACCGTACTATCAAAAGCATATTCAGGAACAAAGGCAATAGGTAAACAATCTTGCATTTTGATAAATCCCATCGAAGCGTGATTAGTCAAAGGCAGAATTGGCAAAAGAGTTACTTCATCCATTTTTGCATTAACAAATACTTTTCTAACTTTTTCTAAATGGCACCCTATAAAGAAAGTCCAAGGAGATACATCAATACTTTCTATATTTCCTAACAAATCTAAATCTTCAAATGTACAAATGTTAAACGTAATTCCACTGCCCCTATTATTTTTATAAGCTATGTGACCACGATGAAAAACACACTGATTGAACATTATTTGATTTGAAAAGCTACTAGTATCTATACCACCAATATCTAATATTGTATTTATATATAAACCGTTTATAGGATCGTTGTATGTTGTTACATGATCGAAAATTGCGTTATAAGCACCTCTCAATTTTATTGCAAAAGTTTTAAAATTGATTAACTCAACATTTCGCACATCCGCTCCAGTACCCCAGTATATATCGTCATTGGATACATAAATTCCGCCAACGTCATTAGTAGGATTTAAATTTCGAAGCGTCAAATCATAAATCTTGATTGGCCGTACATTATATCTTTTTAGTCTAATAGCGTTACCACTTGTTATATCGAAATCGATATATGTTTCACCCATACCAGCGCCAAAAACATGCACATCTTCGGGTAAATCTTCCGATGTACGAAAAATTCCTTTTCTAAATTTTATGGCATTAACCCCATTGTTTGCCGCTGCTGTCGCAGCCAAAGCAATAGCATTTTTCCAGTCTATTGTTGTTTCATCGCCATAGCTATACACGTCAATTGCGCTTTTGTTCTCAACAATGTCAAGTTGTAGATCAATACCGTCAATTCTACCTCGCAATCCTCCAACATCATCTAAAATAGTTTCAGAGACTGGAGGTGTTGGGTCAGGAGCAATTTCTTCAAGATATAGTTCACCATTTGCAGACCCCATTTTGTAGTATTTACTGGATACATCATCAATTAAATGATTAATGCCATCAAGAACACCATCGATAACGTTCGCGGATGCATTGGCACCGGAAGTAAAATCAGCTATGATTTCAGTGGTGGCGTTTTCAATATTAGTGACCATGTCCTCGTAGGTGGCTATTTTTTTTACATCGCCAGGTCCAAATGCAATAAAAAGTTCTTTGCTGTCAAGCGGTGCCGAGGGTTCGCCTGAAAGTAATTTATTCGGGTCGAAATCTATTTTATTTCCACGTCTTACTCTAATTGCCATGTTGCCACCTCCTAATTTCTTATGTATGACTTTATATTAATTTGTGCTGATATTCGTTTTAATGCGGTGCTTCTCAATTCGATTGTATGCCATCCAGTTGTTGCAACCCATGCCGTCAAGTCAATAATTCCCTGCAAGGAAGTTACTGTCGAACGAAGAGTTTCATCAACATAGACTTGAATTTCGTTTTCGGTGATTGGAGTCTCCATGATGCCGAAGTCTAAATTGTGTATATGGCTAGGGATGTCAACATCGTGACTATGGTCCTGAATTACAACGTTATGTGTATGACTATTTAAATTAATTAAATGGCTGTGCTGTAATTCTTCAATACTTACAGAAAATTGATGTGTATGCTGACCATCCAAACCATTTGCATCCCATGTAGACTTTGTGAAGGCACTTCCTTCGTCTATATCGGTAGAGGTATAAAGACCTCCACCTCCACTTAAACTTGACACGGTGACACCGCCACCACTGGTACTTGTTGATGTGGAGTCGCCTCCGCTTTCCGCAGTGGTCGAATATGTTCGGAATTTTTGTTGCGTATATTTCAAAAGTACTTTGTTGATTTTTGAAACACTATCATCTATATTGAAAGGCATAGTCAAAGGAAATCCATCTTGGATATTATCAATGAAGCTAAAATTATCCGAGTTCGCAACACCATAATCCATATCAATTAAAACCGCACCATCATTTGACAGCAGTTTTCCAAGCCTAATCCAATCAGCATTTATCCCGATTGCCGACAACACATTGAATACTGCGTTACCATTTACATCAAATCCGGCAGTATAGGTAACTCCACCATCGGTGCTGACCGCAAAAGCATCGGCGGTCTGTTTCCAGATTTTCATTGACTCCGCAAGCGTAGGCTTGTCATGCATATAATAAACAGTTGAACCATCTGGAAGAACAACGTCGGTCTTATAAACCCCGAACGAATGAGCTACAAGATTATTGAGTTGTTGAACCATTAAGTCGTACGCTGTGATTTTATCTTGCGTATATTTTCTACCCTCAATGACAACCTTACTATCAGCCGAATACCTAGTGGCTGAATTCCTTGACGGCGGCTCTGCATCGGAAGAAATCCTGTCGTGTTGACGTGTTCCGAAATTTACATTAGATAGGATAATCTGATAAGAATTTCCTTTTCTATCAGATACATAAGCAACATCCCCGGCTTCTCTTGATGGGTCACTTAAAGCTGAAATGCTCAATGGTCGAAATCTCATTCCAACTATCTTTGCGCCGACTGAATTAGCTATGGCTTGCGCTTGCGTAGGTGTCTGAATAAGCTTGTTTCCTTCTAAGGCGATAGCATAACCATTTGAACCAAATAAAGCCGTTGTTGGGGTTTCTGCGCTTTCCGTGACCGATATTCCTGTGATTACAACATCATCAGTTGAGATTGTGGAACTTCCGAATGTTCGGAATATATGATGGTATCGTTTAGTATCAACAAAAGAACCGCCGTCAAGGGTATCGCCCAAATTGTAGTTTGTGAAATTTCCGCCATCCACTGAATCGCCACTTGCATAAGGCGTAGCTGAGTCGAACCTTCCGCCGTCAGCACTGGGCAATTCAAACACTTCAAAGTCATACCATTTTAATTCTAGTGCGCCAGAAGTATTGCATCTTGCAAAATTTCCACTGAGTTGAGCTATCCAAGAGATAATCTCTCGACAATTAATTGCATCATCCAAGGGTCTTTCTGAAATAACAAATCCACTATTCAAGAATGTATTAGTCGCCAATACAACCCCACAATGCAAGCACACGCTTGACAGTAATATTTGAGCCGTACACGGAAACGCTTGAACAACATCTTTGAAAGGTTTATCAAATTTACTCATATTGTCCCTAGCTGATATATTTATCCTGGAGCCGATAACCTTTGGGTCGTCCGCTGTGAAAACTCCTTTTTGCAATGTTTCAATAGTAGAAGACAACTGAAGTCCAATTGTAGGGCGGATAACTGCATCGGTAAAATCATAATCCGAATATTCGTCATCCATATTATTGATGGCGAGAGTTAACCTATTTATGATTGCGGAGCCAATGGAAAACTGTCCGCTTTGCGAAGTTGCATCATCAATTTTTATAGATGTTATCTTGGTGTTATCCAAAGTCAAAATCGTGCCGTCAAGCAAAGTAATTGTTGCGCCGCCGTAAAACTTTCTATTGTCACCCAGGATGACTTGTTTATATTCATTTGATGTATTTATCATGGGGTTCTCACCGCCTATT